GGGAGTAGATTGCGCCTCGTCCGCTTTCGACATTTGTCACCAGCGCTCTCGTCGGAAGGTAGGCCGACGAAAGTGGCAATCCTGCACCGGCAACGGTCCGCTCCCCGTGGTCGTCGTCGGTCTGGTGGCAAACCTTTACCTTTTGAGGAACACGTTCATGGCAAAAGCGACCGTTATCGACGGCAAGCAAGTCCACAGACGTCCCACGAAGCTCGAGCAGCTCTCGGACGCTATCGCACAGGACTTCGCGCACGCGAACAGCGTCGTCGTTGGAAGCAAGCGTCGCATCCTGCAGTTCGAGGCGCAGGAGACAGACCGCAGCATCATCGCCTTGCAGTCGGCGCTCGTCGACATGAAGGAGCGCCGTGCAAAGCTCGAGGCGATGATCGCCGGACTAAGCTCGGTGATCGCGAAGCGATAGATTCAGGCGACGTAGAACAGTTGATCACCGACCGTCGTCATCGGCCTGCCGATAGCGCCTGCAGGCACGCGGTTCGGCGGCTCCATCGCCGCAGGCGCGTAGTAACTGTCCGCGCCTCCCGTGCGGTCGATGATCGCTCCAGTGATGACGCCGTCGGCCAGATACAAGCACTCGTCGAACTGTGTTCTCGCAGGCGTCGGCTGATTCGCGATGACCGCCTTCGCCAGCGTCATGAGCGCGTCGTGGTTCGAGCCGGACCCAGAGTTCCAGCACGAGAACTGGCGCGGCGCGAGGCAGATGGCCTTGTAGCTGGAGTTCACCGCGCGCCAGCGCGCGAACCTCGGACGGCGGTTCCGCACGACGCACATCACCGCGATCAACTCCTCGACGGGACTGTGGTCGCCGCGCGGAATCCTGCGTGCCTCGGCCCACGCAGTCAGCGCCAGCGTGCGACGGTCGTCGAGTGCGGCGAACACCTCCGCGTCGGTCACTTCGGGTGGGCCGCCAGCCACCGGTCGTCCTTCGCAACGCTCGATGCCACGGCAGACATCAACGCAGCGAGCGCCGTCGCATCGTCGACGGCAGGTGCAGACGGATCGGCCGTCGCTGCCTTCGTGCGCAGCATGGCGATGATGTCCGGCAGGATCTGAATCGCAACGCCGACGAGCGGTTGAAGGTTCGTTACCATCACTGCACCTCCGCGATGAGCGTTCGGGCCAAGGCGATGTATGGAGTCAGCGTCGCGCGCTCCGAGTCCGAGAGCGCGCGGTCGATCGCGTCGAGACCGGCCGAGACGGTCGGCTTCCACCCGCCTGGCGACGCGCCGATGGTCATGACGGCCGCTCGGTGCCAGACGATGATCGCCCGAGCGGTCTCCGTGCGCACCAGCGGCGGCTGCTGCATCTCGGCGACGATGGCCGTGTCTCGCACCAGGTCCAGCGCCTTGACGACCTGCGTGCCGTGGAAGGCGGCGACGCCAGAGGGTGAGAGGTTCGGCGGCGCCTTCGCGCACGACGACGTAGACAAGGCCGAGAGCACCGTAAGGATCGCGACCGCGTAGACCAAGAACAACGACGAAAAGACGACGATGGTCTTCTTCATGCTTCCTCCTTTTACCGCTGCAACTTCACCAACCCGCGCGCAGGCTCCTCGACGACGCGCCAGCCGTCGCGACCGACCGCCTGCCAGTCCGCCGTCGGCCGAATGGCGACGCAGTACTCCACGCCGTCGACCTGCTTGCAGAACGTGCGCAGCGCCTTCACGTCGACGTGCTCCATCGGCATGTTCCCGACGCCGGGTCCGCCGAACTCCGAGCCGCGCTGGTACGGCGCGATCTGCGCCGCTGGCGGCACGAAGAGAAACGCCGTGAAGAACTCCCACGCGCACGCGTACTGAACCGGTCGCAGCAGCGCGGCGTTCAGCCCGTCGGTCGAGTGGAAGGTCGCGCCAGCGCCCATCAACGCGGCCGTCGCCGCGTAGTATCGGAAGTCGTCCGGCACGTTCGAGCGACTGCCCGGCTTGTCGACTTCATCGGCGCCCATCGGCTCGTCGCCGACGCACGGGCAGTCGCACGGGTCGAGGCCGCGAAACGTGCGACCATCGCCGTTGTACCCGTCGCGGTACTCCTGCAGGTCTTTCGCCGTGCGCGGCCATTCGTCCTTGCGCTCGGTGTGGATCGTCACGTAGTCGAGCCTGAAGAGATGCAGGTTCGGACCCGGCGCCCCGATGGTGTTGTCCGGCAGGTCGTACTTCCCGCTCGCGCGCAGGTAGCCGTCGGACGGCGGCACGACGCGCGTCACGTCGACGCCGTTCTTGAATGGCTCGTTGCACGTTTCGAGGAACACGTTCCAGAACCCGGAGACGCGCTGCGAGACTTGCGCGACGAACGCCACCTGGTCGCCTTCGCGCGGCATCACGATTTGCGCGTCGGCGAAGATGGTCAGCTCGACGCGAATCTCGCGCAGCGCGCAGACGGTCAAGAACTCGTCGAGACGCTGCCAGTAGTCCGGGAAGTCGTTCGGGAAGAACCTCGGCGACAGGTTGTCCCACCCGACCATGAGGAAAACGCGCAGCACGTTCGCGCCGAGCGCCTGGTACTGTTCAAGCTGCGGCGTGACGTCTTCGCCGATCAAGTAGCGGTAGAACAGCAGGAAGGCCGACATGCCGCGCCAGCTCCAGACGGCGCCTGCCTCGTCGCGAAAGACGCGGCCGTCGCGGCGAAGCCATCCTCGTTCGACGGGAAACCGAAGCGTTGCCGGTGGCGTGCCCGGCCGTCCTTTAGAGACGCCGAAGAGACACCCGAGTGATGGGCGGCTCGGCCTGCCCAGGCGGCGCCAGGGCGGTGCTGAGATTGTAGGGCTGCGAGACGTAGGACTCGTAACCGGGCGCCTCCACCGTGACGTCAACCACGTCGACGTTGGCCAGCCCTGCACCGTCGACCTTCGTGACGCGATGCACGGTGACGGTCGCCGTCGGTATGACGGGACCGGCGTTCGGGTCCGGTCCGTCGACGCGCTCGCTGACTTTGATGCGTAGGGCGGTGCTCACGAGCGCGCCGCCTCTCTGAGCGCGCGCTCTTTCTCCGGTGCGCCCCACGCCCACTCGACGGCGTCGACCACGAGGTCCGACACCATCGGCGTCCATGCGACAGCCGTGCAGTAGTCCTTGAGCAGATCGAGGTCTTCCTGGTCGACCTCGATCTGCATGGGGAGGATAGGCACGCGCTCGACGAACTGAAAGCGGTTCGGAGGCGGCGCGCTCGGCATGCTGACCGCCTCGAACTTCCTGCGCAACGCGCCCTCCTTCTTCAACTGCTTGAAGTCGCGCGCCTGCTGACCCTTCGTCGACAGGCACAGACCCTGGTAGAGCAGCGTGAATCGGTCGCGGCTGACGTCGTTATCGTCGAAGTGCAGTACCTTGATCATCGGTCATCCTTTCAGAAGTTCTCCGGCAGAGACGAGAATCGAATGAACCACGTACCGGTCGATGGTCGGTAGACGGCGACGTCCGTCTTGCCGTCACCGTCGTAGTCGCCGGGCATCGGCACGTCGCCGGTCAGCCCGAACTGCACCGCAACGGGACGACGCTCCGTGTAGTGCGACGAGAAGCGAATGAACCACGTGCTGGTCGAAGGACGGAACACGGCGATGTCTGCCGCACCGTCTCCGTCGAAGTCGCCTGCGACCGGGACGTCGCCGGGCAAACCCCACTGAGTGACGGGAGACGTCGTCTGAGCGGACAGCGACGCGGACAGGGCCAGGGCGACGAGAGCGAACGACATGCGTTTCATTTGACAAACCTCAAAAAGCGGCCTTCGGGATATTCCTCGGACGCATGGCGATCATAACTCGCGACGGCCTGAAAAGTAAAGCTGTTTATTGGACCTTATATGTGCAGTTGAAGAAGAACGTCCTGATGGTCGTTTGTTTCGATTTCCAGCGCAGGCGCAAGCGGTCATTTGTGGCGTCAGCGGAGACCTCTCCGCTTTCATCGTCTGCGGAGTTCGCGAACGTGCCAGCCGCATCCGATGCCGCCGAAAAATTGCTCGCGATCGGCAAGCTGAGATCGATTTCACTGAGAGTCGATCCGGCAGCCGTCGTCGTCAGCTCCACCGTGCCGCTAACCGTTACGGTATTTCCGACCCTGAGATACAGCCCAGACACGGTGTTCGTGCTGCCAATGTTCGTCACTCCGGTGAGAGATGGCGAGTAGGTGCCCCACGACACGTTTCCACCGGCCGTGTTGACCGTCAACGTGCCGCTCGCCGTCACGTTCCCGACGAGCGCGCTCGTGCCTGCAACGCGGAAATTCGTCGCGCCTGGATCCGTCGTGTCGCCAACCGAGACGCCATGCGAGTTGTGAATCTTGACGACCGCCGTCCACGTGATCACGTTGCCAGCGGTGCCCGACGGCGCCGTGTAGAACGTGAACGATCCGACGTGTCCTTCGATCTTCGTCGCGAAGTCACTGACGATATATTTCGAGGTGTCGAGCGCGTCGGACGCCGACCGCATGTTCCACCCGACGTAGGCTGCGCCGGACGTCGCGTTGAACGTGGCGACGGTGAAGAGCGAAAGTGCGCCGCCAAGTCCCATCGCGACGACGGGTGCCGCGTTGCCGCCGTCGCTGTAGAAGACCGAGCGACCGAACGTGTTCACGCTCCCGACGAATCCGCCAGTGGCCGTGATGGAACCGATCGAAGTGAAGTTCCCGCTGTCGGCCATCGTGAACAGCGTCGTGTCGACCGTCAAACTGCGCTTGGCGAAGAGCAGCGAGAAACCAGAACCGCCTCCGATGTAGACCGTGCCGATGGTCGCGCCCGAGGAGCCGGTGATGTAGAGCGCTGCGTTCGTGGTCGCTGGCAGCGCGTCGTCTAGATGGATAGTACCTGCGACTAGTGCACCGCTGACCGTGACGACCGATCCAGACTCGGTGATGATCGAGTTCCCGAGCGACGTCGATCCGGTGAACTTCGCGATCTTGCCCGTCGTGCCGCTGACGCTTGAACCCGTCGCGAGCTGCGTTCCGTTGAACCAGAGCGCCACGCCGTCCGGAGAATAAAGGTTCGACGTCGTAACGCCAGGCGTGGCCGCAGGAAAGGCGATGCCGTGCGTCGACGGCGTCGCGCCGTCGACCGACATGCCTCCGGCCGACGCGTTGACCTTGCCGGACCAGAGCGTGCCGGTGTTGTCGATCGACGTCTTCAGCAAGTTAAAGTTGTCGCGGATCTGGACGTCCCAAACTGCGGCCGTCATCAGCAAGCCAGGCGTCGGCGTATACGGAGTCGTCCAAGCCATCGTTACCTCACGCGTATCCGAAGATCAGGTCGACGTCGAACTTCGATTGATCGAAGATCCACGCCGCCTGCACGAGCGATGGTATGACCGACCACCAATGGCGCACGATGTCGGACGTGATCTCGAAGCGCAGTCCCACGATCATCAACGTCGCGTCCGTCAGTCCGGTCTGCGTCTCGGATGCCGTCACGATGTCGCCGACGTCGCGCGTCAACGACTGCGTCAATAGGAAGTCCGAGTACGACGGCACGATGAAGATCTCGCGCGCCTGGTTCGACGGGTCGTTGAACGACGCGTTGATGAAGTCGGCGAGGTCCTGCGCGGTCGCCGCGTTCGTCAGATACTTCAGGTCGAGCGACAGCAGCCGATCGCCGTAGTCCTTCGCCGTATACGACTGCACCGTGATGGGCGCGTCGTCGTAGATCGCCTTGCCGCGTATCTGACGCAGAGTCAGATACGCGACGCTCGACGCACTGTTCGTGAACGTGAACATGACCGACGAACTGAACCCGACGGTGCCTGCTGCGCTGACGTTCGCCGTCATGTCTGCGCCGGACCCGTCCGAGGCAGCGTTCGCCACGTAATCGGTCGTCGCGACGAGAGGCGTCACGACCGAGGCGGCGCCGAGCAGCTTCTCGGTGTTGTTCGGGTCGCGATAGTCTGCCCACAGGACGACCGACTGGCCCGGCTGGATCGCGACGGCCGACGTGTCGGCGAAAAGCACCGTGTTCGGCGCCGCTGCGAGACCTGCCGCCGTCGGGCGCTTTGGGTGCTGCGTGATCTGAATGCGGTTGAAGGTGTTCTCCAGCCCGTCGTCGACGACGATGCCCTGGAACGCGTCGTTGAACGTAGCGACGCTGGCACGCCCGGACAGCGTGTGGCGGTTGACGTAGGTCAGCGTCCCATCACCAGCAACGTAGAGTCTCCCACGAGCGTTCTGCATCACGCTGTCGAGCAGGAAGCGCGCGCTCGGCGTGTCGCCGCCCATGTCGTAGAACGCATAGTCGTAGACGTCGAGCGCAGTGTCATAGGACGTCGCGACCGGGCGCGCGCTCGCGGGGACGGCCGCGATGATCGCCTGGGTCAGTTCGACTTCCGTCTTACCGATCTGCTGCATCATCGACTTCACGTTCGTGTCGGTGAGGTTTTCCATCACGTCCGTCGCGTAGCAGTAGGTCTGCTGCTCGCCGTTCTTGCCAGACGTCGGAGAAATCTTGCGAATCGTTCCGCGCCACATCGGCCACGTCGTCGCATCCGCCTTGACGGCGATCAGCTTGACGCCGATGCCGCGCTTGAACCCTGCGCGACAGGCCGCGTGGTACGGCGAGTAGTATCCCTGCGGCTTGCCGGGCCGCGCGTCGTTGCGCAGCCAGAACTCCAGCGTGCCGATCTCGGCCGTCAAGTCGGTCGGACTGCTCTGCCCGCTGCCGCGCTTGCCGCTGATCGCGCGGCTGCCGCTCGTGACGACGTCGGCCGTGACGTCGGTGAACGCTCCGGCGCTCAGTTCGAGCCAGACGCGGTAGACGGTCACGCCGCCCTCGCGTTCTTCATCGCGGCCGTCAAGAGGTTCGGCAGCCGCATGGTAAAGTCGTCGCGGAGCGCCCGGATCTCCTGACGCACGTCATCGTTCGTCTGCGACTGCCCGCTGTTGATCGCGTTCAGTCCCTCGGGACCAAGGCGGCTCATGCCGAAGACCGTCACGACGCCTTCGCCCGGCGTCAGCATCGCGGGCACCGTGTCGGTTCCCATCGGCTGCCACGGTCCCTGCACGAGCGTGCCAGCAGACGCGTAGACCACGCCGCCGGTCGCCATACCGACCACGCCGCCGGTCGCCGCGCCTTCGATCTTCGGCGCATCGCCCCAGTCCTTCCACGGCGCGTCGACCTTCGGCGTCTTGATTTTATCCAACGCCGTGTTGACGCCCGCCGCCGCCGATTCGGCCGACGCAGGCAGCTTGACGCCGAAGACGACGGCCAGTCCCTCGACGGCCGTCGTGATGCGCAGCGTCGCGTCGAGCATCTGCTGCGTAGTGGACTTGTGCTTCTCGCCGACGAGTCCCGACGCCTCGGCTTCGTCGAGCAACGCCTGCGTCGAGTCGTCGAGCGTGTAGTGGAACTGCTTCTGCTCCTCCCACAGACGCTGCAGGGACGGCTGCATCGCGACCATCACGTCGCCGCCGTCCTTGCCTTGCTTGACGAGACTGTTGAAGGTCTGCGAAATCTGTCCGCCGAGTCCGGTGAACGTCTCCTGGTTCAACTTGCCCATGTTGCTCAGCGCCACCATGCCGAGCGACAGGGAGTTCACGGATGTGAGAGCAGGTCCGGCGATCGCGTCCTTCGCGAGCGCGATCTGACCTTTGATGAGGTCGAACGCAGCGCCACCTTCGAAGCCGGTCTGCTGCAAGATCGAATCGAGGTTCGTGACGGCCGGAGCGATCGCCTTGATCGCATCGTTGAACGACGCGCCTCCCGCGATCATGCCGTCGAAGCTACCGACGATACCAGCTGCCATCGCCGTGGCAGCGCCCTGACTCGCGACGCCGGTCGCATCGATGATGCCGCGCTGCGTCGCGATGTCTGCCGTGACGGTCGCGATCTGCGCCTGCAGCGACTTCTGTTGGTCGCCGGTCGCCGTCGTGAGCTGCTCTGTTAGAGTCTTGAGCTGCGTCTGGTCAGTATCGAGCGTCTTGTAGGCCGATGACGTCACGCCGAGCGCGTCGGCGAACGCCGTCGCACCTGCGGCGCCCTGCTGCCCGAGGTATTCGGCGATGGCCTTCGACTGCGTGCCGAACTGGTCGTTCAATGCGATCATCTCGACCATCTTCGCATCGAGCACGCCGACGTTGCTGGTCGCTGCCTTCGTGAACGTCTGCCAGTTCTCGTCGAGGATCTTCGCGGTCTGCGCGATGTCGAGCTGTCCACGACCGTTGAGGACGAACACGTCGCGCAGCCTGCCTTCGAGCTGCGAGAGGTTCTTGTCGGTCAGGCCGCCTGCCTGCTGGACGATCTTCGCCAGCGCGTCGTACTCGGCAGCCATGCGGTCGCCGTGGAATAGTTCTTTCGCGTTCTTCGCGATCTCCTTCGCCAGCTCGCCGGAAATCTTCACGCCGAAGTCGCGTCCAACCTCCTCCGACGCCTTCGCCCACTGCGGCTTACCGCGCACGATGCCGACGATGAGACCTGCCGCTGCGCCGATGGCCATGCCCCAGGGACCGAACATCGCGCCAGCCTGCGCGCCTGCCATCGCACCGCTGAGCGCGTTGCCTGCCGCACTCGCATGCGACTCGGTCGCGGACCACACGTTCTGCGCGCCGTTGACGATGGCTGCCGCGCTCGCGACGCCTGCAGCCGCTTTGTCGGTAGCAGAAGCTTGCGAGGAGAACAACGCGCTGGCGATGCCAGCCGACCCGCCCCACTTCTCGTTCGCCTTCTGCGCGGCGCTCAGACCGACGACGATGTTCCCGGCACCCTTCATCATGTCGCCGAGCGATCCGCCTGCGATCTGACCGAGTTGCGCGAACGCGTTCGCGAGGTCCGCAAGCGCCTGCTCGGAGCGCTTCGCCCACTCCTGCGTGTACTGGTCCGTCTCGTCGATGTCCCGCTGAATTTTGTCCCACTCGATCGCGTCGATGGCCGAATTGGCTGCCCGCGTGTCGAGGTCGAACGACGCCTTCCAATCGCCGCCCTTGGTTTCAAGCGCGAGCTTCTGATCAGCGAGGTGCTGCATCACCGCGCGCTTCTGGAAATCGTAAGACGACAGCGTGCGTCGTGCGATCTCGTCGTCGTATCCGCGTTGAGACGCAAGGCGGTCCGCATAGTTCGTCGCTTCGATCTTCATCAGCGCAACGCCGCGATCGTTCGCCAACTTGCGAAGCTCCTGACCGTGCTTCGCCTCGGCCTCGGCGAGCTTGTTCGCTGACTCTGCCGCCAGCTTCGACGTCGCGATTTCCTCCTTCAGCAAGGTGTCGATAGCCGCGACCTGCTCGGCGGTCGCTCGGTAGACCGTCGCGAGCGTCGACTGCGAGATGCCGCGCTTCAAGTCCCACTTGATGCCCTCGACCGTGTCAGACGATAGCTGGTCGTAGATGCTTCCGGCGACGGAGCTGTACTCCTTCCACGCGGCAGCGCTTTTCTTCGCCGCTTCGTCGGCCGCTTTCGACGTGTCAACCATGTTGCCTTGCACGCGAACGTGCGCCTTGCCGTGCTCGTCGACGGTCTTGGAACTTTCGGTCGTCGCCTTCGAGGCAACGATCATCTTGTCGCGCACGTTGAGCAGCGTACCGCCGACCGCGTCGAGCGTCTTGTCGAAGGCCGAGTTGCCGACGATGCCCCTCGCAGCCTCCTGCACCTGCGCGTCCATACCCTTCGACAGCGCCCACATGTTGTCGGCCGCGTTCTTCGCTTCGATGGCCATGCGTCGCGTGCCGTCCGACGCGCCTGGAAGGTACGTGGCGCCCTTCGCGATGGCTGCATACGCAGAGGTCGCGGCAGCCGCCATGACGATCAGGCCAGTCTCGACGCCAAGCACGACGGACTTCACCAGGCTGAACGCCACGTTGACGACGCGCGCTGCTTCGACCGTGCCGATGCCGAAATCGACGATGATGATCGCCGCTTTGTTGATCCCGACGACGATCGCGTCGATGTTACTCTTGCTCGTGCCGCCGAACGCAACCTGGAACGCCTCGCCGATGCCTTCCAGGGCCGCCGCCAGCACCGGCGACTTCGCGACCTGCTGCGACAGGCTGTCGAGGAAGTTCTTGCCCTGCGCGACGACGTATTCCAACTGCTCGCCGAAGTCGCGATGCTGAGCGCCTGCGTCTTTCACCGCTGCGTTCAGCATGCCCATGATCGCCATTCGCTTCGCTTCAACCTTGCCAGTCTCGGACAATTCGTCCTTCGAGATGCCGAGCGAGTGCGCGTAGTCTCCCTCGGCGTCCTTGACGTCGATGACGCCGAGCGCCATCGAGAGCGCTCGCGTCCGGCCCGTCACCATCGCGTCGGAGACGAGGTCCATCATCTCCTTCGTGCCGCCGAGTCCGCGATTCTGCAGCACGAACGCCGCCGACCCGAGCGTCTCGAAGTCTTTCGCGTTGAGGTTGACGCCTGCCGAAAGCAAGTGTGTCGCGTTCTTCATCAACATGAAGTCATCGACGGTGCCGAGCGTGCCTTTTTGCAAACTGTGAAGTATCGCATCAGCGTTCTCGGCGCTTCCAGCGAAGTGTTCGAGAGAGTCCGCCACGTCGTTGACGTCTGCTCCACGGTTGCCGAGCGCGGAAATCGCGCCGACCATCGCGCCGATGGCAGCGACGCCAGCGCCGATGCCGATCGCCACGCCGCCGAGCGCCCCCTCGAAACTGTCGGCAAACTTCTGGACCTGCTGCGTCGCGATGTTCAGGCCAGACGACAGTTGATCGTCGATGGAGATTTGTCCGGTGAGACCGCCTATGTCCATCTTGTCAACCTTGATTCAGCCCGAGAAGCATCATCGCCTTCTGGTGCTGCCACGACGTCACCGGCACGCTCGCCTGCTTCGACTCGAACTTCAGCAGGAAATGCTCGACGCTCTTGCGATGCTTCTGCGGCACCGCCACGTTGTGAATCATCTCTCGCACCGACGCGACGAGCAGGTCGATGCGCTGGTCGAGCGAAGGTTCGAGCGCATAGTACGCCTCCCACCAAAGCAGGTCGCGCGCCGTCATGCCTCGCAGCATCTGGCGCACGTTCACCGTGTGTCCGACTTCGCGCGCAAGTCGATACGCGAACCGTAGATGCGAGTTGCGCGCTAATCGTTTTTTGTCTCGGAGCCTTTCGTCTTCAGGCCGTTCAGCTTGACGATCGCGCCGACGACCTTCTCGGTCTGCGCCACCGATTTCTTCTTGTAGATCTCGAGGTGCTTGTCGTTGCCGGTGCGCGGGTGCAGACCCTTGTGCAACGCTCCGTCGGTTCCGCTGCATGCAGGGCAACCGGACAACGATCCGCACATGCTGTCGACGATCAATCGCAACCCGGCGGTGCGCTTGGCTGGTCCTTCGTTCGCTTCCTGCCACTCGATGAAGTCGTCGGCCGTCAGACTGCCAGCGAGGAAGATGCCGCCCCACACTTCGATCTCGAAGTACTCCTCGTCTTTGGCCGTGTTGACTTCATCGATCGACAGGAATTTCTTTGTGCCGTTGCTCTGTTCGTCCATGACTCACTCTCCCCACGCAAGCTGAATTTCGCCGGTTTCATCGTACGTTGCACCTGGGAAACCGGCAAAGTCAGGTGCAACGCTGCGTGGGGCAGTTCTACGCGCCGAGGGTCGTGCCGTTGTAGTTATACACGCCGCTGAAGCGGATCGTGTAGTCCACCGACAACTTGCCGTCGACGGGCGCTGAGATGTCTCCGATGGCCTGGATCTGCCCGCTCGAAATGATGTAGGTGCCGTCCGGGTAGGTCGACTTCCACCCGGTCATCGTGTTCGCGTTGAACAGCTTCTGCAGGCCGGTCAGGTGGTCCTGCGTCGCGTTCGATGGGATGAAGTTCAGCGCGACCTTGAGCGGACTGCGCCGCATCAGGCCGGACACGACGTAGCTGTCGATATTCTCCAGCTGCGTCGAGGAGTCGCTCTCCGTGCGCGAACGTCCTGGAATGGTGATGTCGCCCTGCTCAGCGATGTCAGTCCACACGCCTCCAGGTATGAGCTGCACCGCAACAACAGTGTGATGCGAAGAAAGCGCGTTCACTGACATGGCTCACTCTCCTTTTTGCTGCGAGTTAATCGGCGTCGGCAACCCTTCGCCGACATACTCGAATCTCATGACGGCCTCTTAAACGCCGAGATGTTGAACCCAGATCTCGGACGGCTCGACCCATCGAGCGGGAAGTCGAACACCTGCTGGTCGGCGATGATCTTCAGGTACCAACAGGTGCCGAGCGTCGTGTTGCGCACGCGCTTCAGCGAATCGCGAATCGCTTCGGCCTTCGCCTCGGCGACCGCTCGCGTGCTGGCCGTGACGATGATCTGCGCGCTCGGCCTCGCGTATCCATCGAGGTCGTTATGCGTCAGCTCGTCGCCGCTGCCGCCGGTCGTCGTCAACAGCGTGAACGGACCCGGACCTGCAGGAATGACGACAGACGGACCGACGAAGAAGTTCGTCGACGTCACGAGTCCGTCGGCGATGAGCTTGTTCATGACTTCGACGGCGAAGCTCATTTGTCCTTCAACTTGATGCGTGCCGCGATGCGATCCCTCATGTGCGGCGCGCTCTCTTTGATCACCGATTCGAGATACTTCGCCTGCCCGTTCGGGTGGTGCGCTTCGAGATCCTCGTGCACGATCACCGCGTACTGCTCCGCAGCGCCGCCGTAGGCCATCGTCACCGAGATGTTCCTGCCGCTGCGCTGCGGCTCCATGACGAAGCCGCTCGCGCGAAGCGTGCCCGTGTCGACCGGCACGCGGCGCTTCGACTCAGTCATCTCGATCTGCGCCTCTTGATAGAGCGCCTTCGAGACGTCGTCGGGAAACTTCGCGGCGATGGCGCGCAGTTTCCCGGTCATCTCCGCAACGCCTGTCATCTTAAACGGCACGCGTCGCCTCTCGATCGCTCATAATGAATCGTGGAAGGGCGTCCGCGTGCGTCGTCACGTCGAGCATGTCGACGCCGAGAACCGCAGCGACGATCTTCGCGAACTCGGTGCCGACGTGCTCCCACCGATGCTCCGGCTTTGACGCGAGCTTGACGCCTGCGTCGGACAGCGCTTTCCACGAATGCTTCTCAAGATACAAGCGATTCAGCGCCTCCTTGACCTCAGGTCCGACTACGCCGCCGACCGTGTTGATCTGCGGCGCGACGGCGATAGAGATGCACTCGGCGAGCCACGCTGCATCGACGGCCCATTCGGCGTAGGCCGACCACTTCGGCACGACGCACGGCGTGCCGCAGGCCATCGCCTCCATCGCGGGAAGGCCCCACCCTTCACCGACCGTCGTCGAGAGATAGACGTCGATGAAGTTGTAGACCTTGGCCATCGTGCCTTCGTCGACGCCATAGCGGGGGTTCACGTCCGGCAGGAGCACGCGGCCTTGCACGCCGAAGTACTTCGCGAGCATCTTGATGTCGAACGCCTGGTCACCGGTCGGCGCGCACTGCATCCAGAGCACCGCGTTCTTGACGTTCTTGTACTGCACCCACTCCGCGAAATACTGAATCGTCAAGTCCAATCGCTTGCGCGGCTGATTGCGCCCGATGCAGCCGACGATGAACGCGTCGTCGTCGAACCCGTAGGCGCGCAGCACCGGACCTATCGCATTGCTGCGAACCGCGACGCGGTCCATCGGATGATAGACGTCGAGATCGACGCCGAGCGGAACGACCGACGACGAACCCTTCCAGCCGCCAACGCGCGCTTCTTCAGCGCCGAACTGCGTCCAGAAGATCGCGTGCGACAGACCAGGATGCACGTCGGATGGCCCGAGCTTGTCGCCTTGGCAGTTCTTGCCGTCCACCGCGACGACGCCGACGACTGGGATGTCCGGATAATCGGCCAACCGTTCGAGGTATTGCGGGAAGTTCCACGGATCCTGCTGAATGACGATGAGGTCCGGCTGCACTTGCTTAACGATGTTCGCGACGCGCCCGATGCCGAACGGGTCGCCGCCTGGCCAGCACGTATAGATCGGATAGAGCTTGTCGTATTCGTTCGGGTCGCCGGTGTGGTGCATGCCGAGAACGTGCACGTCGCATCCTGCCGCCAGCAGACCCGCGCAATAGGCGTGCGTCGCCTTCGCGAACCCAGTGCTCACGACCGCGTCGCCGACGAACAGCACGCGCTTCTTCACGCAACCTCCGGGCGAATCAAGGCGATGACTTCGGGTCGCCACGCAATCTCGTGCGGCTCCCACTTCATCCTAAACATGTAATCGCAGTCGCCGCCGACGTTCGGACCCCACAAGCCGATGCGCTCGGGCACGTTCGGCACGAAGACCATCGGCGTGCCGACGTTCCCGCACCGAATCTCGGGCTCCCGCCAGAGCGTCAAGCCGCCGATGTAGTGATACGACATGCGGAAGATCGACGGGCATCCGTTCATGACCGACTCGAACAGCTCACGCGTGCCCGGCACGTAGGCGTCGTCGTCGTCCATGAACGACAGATAGTCGCCCTTCGCGAAAGGCGTCACGTAGTTGCGCTCGGTGCTGCCCCAGTCGTTGCCGGGTGCGCAGCTCAAAAAATGCATCTCTGGCCGCTGGTCGAGGAGCGGACGAACGTGGAAGAGCAACGATGGGTCGCCGACGAGCAAGATCTCGTCGCCGGGACGCGTCTCGATGGACGCGATCGTGCGCGGAAGCGTCGGTCGACCGATCGTCGGAACGATGTAGCTCACGTTCACCGCTGCCTCACCATCTCGATAGGGTGCCCGAGCGTCGCCTGCAGTCCGCCAGGCATGCGTCCCCACTTGGTGATGAAGTTCTCCTGCGCGATGAGGAACTTGCGATTGTGCTCGGCGTGCTCGGAGGGTGAATACATGCTCGGCGTCGCGCTGCCGACGTGCTTCACGCCGCAATCAATCGCCATTCGAACGGCACCGACGAGCGCGATGCGTTCGGCGTAGTCGCAATCCTCGAAATACGCGTAGCCGGGCGATATGGTCTCGTCGAAGACGCCGACCTTCGCGACGCAACTGTCGCGCAGCAGGAAGCAGGAGCACATGTTGATGCCGACGTGCTCGATGAGGTCTCCCTCGGTGTTCAAGAACGCTTCGAGCGAGTTCGGAGCGAACGTGATGTCGTCGTTCGTGATCAAGCGCGCGTCGCTCGTCTGCTCGATGAACCAGTTCCACGACTCCGCGAGTCCCATCGGCTCATATGGCATTTCGACGAGCACTTCTACAGGCGCTGCCTGAATCGCCTTGGTCACTCGTTTAAGATCTCGTCCGTTGTCGATGATGAGCACGCGCTCCGGTTGCACCGTACTCGCTCGCAGCGACTCCAGCATGTCGCGAAGAAGATCGTACCGTTTGAGCACCGGAACGCAGACGCTAACGCCCGACATGATGCAGCTCCTTCAGTTTCTCGACAGCCTCGGCGACGGCCTGCGCGTGCACCACCGTCCAATAGTCCGGCACGCGACACACGATGTCTTTGTCGGACTCCTCGAACGTGCGATCCGGGTCGTTTCCAGCCCAGTCGTGATCGATGACGACGCCGGGAAGTTTTTCGAGTCGTCCGAGGCAACCCATCACGTCGCGCAGGTAGATGTCGCCCCAGAAGATGCGTGGGTCCCAGAGGAACCCGAGTTTGTCGACGACGTGCTTCGACACGGTCGAGAACGGGTAATGATCCTCGTTGAACGTGCTGACGCCGAGGTTGAACAAGCCGTCGGGATACTGATTCGCCGCTTGCAGGATCAACGACGCCCATCCCACCGTCTTGAACACCATGTCATCGTTGCCGCAAAGCAACACGTCGCCCATCGAGGAGCGCGCCAGCTCGTTGAAGAACGTCGGCATGTCTCCGTAACCTTTGCCGCGCGGACCGACGATGACTCTATGTCTGCTGAACTGAAAAAACTCGCGCGTCGCCTCGTCGTCTTCGTCGATGCGAAAGACAAGCTCGGACAGCTCGCCGAACGTCGTCGCATCGTACGAGTCCAGCAGCGTCCGCAAGCGCGCCACGCGCCCGCGCGTAGGCACGAGCACCGAGACCTTAGTGAACATGGTTCAGATGAAAGCGGTTCATGTATTCGAGCACGATCGGAATCTGCTCCTCCGTCAGGTTGCCTTCATCGTCCGTGATAGTCCCGACGTTCCCGCAATACTCCTCGTAGCAGATCGAGCAGCTGCGCAGGAGTTCCGACAGTTGATAGCGCGGATCAATGACCGGCATACGTCAATCCGCTCGCGGCCGTCAGCACGCCGTGCTCGACCGCCTCTTGCTGCTGTTGCTTGATGCGCACGTCTTCGTCCCACTCGGCCTTGGCCCATCCGTGATAGACGAGGAAATCGAACATCTCGCGCTTGATCTTGAACATCTCCTCGACAGTCGCGCCGTGCGGACGCACGAGGATCTCGTCGCGCGCGGAGAAGCCGACGATCCACTGGTTGTCATAGTTGTAATCGACGATGTCGATGCCGCTCTCCTGCGGGTGCGTCCACCATCGGCTGCCCGGATAGGGAATGCCGACGGCTAAGTTGCACGAATCGAGATACGGCTTGACCGACAGCAGCCAGTCTTGCGTCTGCTTCATCGTCTCCATCGTCTCGCCAGCCATGCCGATGACCATGAACGCGATGGTGAAGAACCCGTGCTCGCGCGCCTTCTTCAGCGCCGCCGTGTTCTGCGCGACGGTCGTGCCCTTCTGGTTCGCGTCGAGCACGCTCTGCGCGCCGCTCTCGATGCCGAAGCACGTGACCTTCGTGTTCATCAGCTTGAGTGACTCGGCGACGTGGTCGTCCATCGTGTTGACGCGCGTGTGGATGCGCGCCGCGAACGAGTCAGGACCGAGCGCCGAGCGGACGGCCGTCGCCAGCTCGCGAAGCTTCGTCTTGTGCAGCGTGTAGGTGTCGTCCTGGAACTTGAACATCCGCACGCCTTTGTCCATCACCTGCGACATCTCGGCGATGATGTTGTGCGGCGAGCGATAGCGCGGCTTCTGCCCGATCCACGGCGTCGAGCAGTAGGTGCACTTGTATGGGCACCCGCGCGTTCCGATGAGCGACATCACGGCGCTCGACGCCTCCGGGTGCGCCGCATTCGGGAAGTACTTGTGCTTCATCACGGCCACGCCGTCGTTGTAGATGTGGTCGTGCGGCAGCAGGTCCCACGCCGGGAACGGAATCGCGTCGAGGTCCATCGCGTCGGACTTGTCGCCGTAGTAATACGGCTGCAGTTTGCCTGCGTCCCAGTCGGTCAACATCTGCAGCGTCGCGACCTCGCCTTCCATGACGATAACCGTGTCGAAGAGCGCGCGGCCGTCGGCTGCGCGATAGTCGCGACGCGCGTTCAACGCGCCTTTGTAGTGGTAGTTCTCCTGCCTGCCCGCTTCTTTGACTTCGCGCGGTTCGTACGAAGGGTGAGGACCACCAGCCACGAGCAGCGCTTCAGGTGCACGATCTCGGATGTATGCGGCCAGCTCAAGAGCCTCTCCAAACTGAGGAGTACAGAATCCGAACATGTGGACATCGGAATCCATAACGGCGTCCGGAAGATGGATGTTGCCTTCGTATCTTTTGTCGAGCATCGACGTGACGACGATTTCATGCCCATGCTCCCTCAGCAGTCCAGCGATATAGAGCACGCCGAGCGGCACGTTCGTCTTCGAGTCGGCCAGCCACGGCGATGACGGCAGGATGCAATGAATCTTCTTGCGCGGTATGCGCTTGATCGGCAGTCCGGACGACGGCATCGTGCCGCAGAGCGACGCGTCGCTCATCTGATAGCCGGACGACGCCATCGTAAGTATCTTGCTCATGGTATCAACCTTTTCCGTTGTCACGGCGCGTTGCCGAGTGGATGCTGGTCATGGTTTACGAATCTAAAGAACCGAAGTAGATGTGCCCTTGACTGCAAACGATCCGCTTCTTATCTAATACCGTAAATCTTCGTCTCTTATGACCGCACGAGCGACAGCGCAATATGCGAAACCGTCTTACACTTTTCATGGCTTCCGCATGCAGAGGTTCACGAACGAATACGTGTGCACGAAGTCGCCCGCGTACGCGAAATCAGTCGGCCCGACAAACTCCAGTCCGAACCGCACTGGCAGCGTCTCGACGAACGCCTGCATATATGGCGTGACCTGCAGATGTCGCGACGGCGACGCCTCCCACTGTTCGATGTCGCGGAAGTAATCCGAGGTGATCATGACGTAACCGCCGGGCTTCGTGATGCGCACTAGCTCGCGCATCGCCGCGTCGTGATCATCGACGTGCTCGATCGTCGAGATGCACATCGTTACGTCGAATACCGGATAAGGCCACGAAGACATATCCTCGAGTGGTAGATCGAAGAGTGGCATGACCACGTCGTAGGCCATGCGCTGGGCTTCGACCATCGGCGTGATGTCGCCATACTTCATCGAGTCCGTGCAGCAGAGGCGCGGATAGAGCATCGCCAGGTACGGGTCGAAGAACGACGCGCCCGAGCCGACGTCGATCATCTCGGCATCGCGAGGCACGCCGAGTTCATCGAGCTGCTGCAGGATCGACGCATACTCCCAGAAGCGGTGTGGGTGCCAGTCGCGGTGCGGCACGCAGTTCTTGACCATGTCGCTCTGGAAGATGCGCAGCGGTATCGTGTACGGCTTCAAGAAGTCGTAGTCGTCCGGGTGCAGCGAGCGATTGTAAGGTCTCATCGGTATGGCGACATCTTCTCGTGTCGCTTCCACAGTTCGTGGATGTCGATGCCGAGGTCCCGCAGTTGCTGGTTCGCTAAGTTCATGTCGCGCGGCGCTGCGTGCAGCGGATGAAAGAACAGCACCTCGTCGAGACGCACGAACTCGGTGCCTGCCTTCCACAACCGATGTTGAAACTCGGTCTGCGCGTGACCCCACGCCGATAGCTTCTCGTTCAACCCTCCGATGCGCACGAACGCATCTCGCTGGGCCATCCACACGCCTGAATCGATGTTCGTGTAGTCAGCCTGCACGCCTTCGAGCCGACCAAGCACCCTCGAATCTTGCCGCCACACGAACGATTCAACGGTCGCGATGTCGACGTGAAGGTGCCGCATGCTGCTCGTCACGAAAACGTTCCAGTCGGACGTCGATTCGACCGTGTCGACGAACCGCTTGACGAGCGAAAAGTCCAACAGGTAGTCAGCACGCGTGAACAGCACCCACTGCGTCTGCACCGCCAGAACGGCGACGTTCGTCGACCACGCGTGCGCCTTCGACGGATCGCCATGCTTGAATGAGAGCAAGCGCACTGGCACCGGGAACGTTTCGGGATGCACGACCGCGCGAATCATCTCCAACGAGTCTGGCGTGTCGTTGTCTACGATGATGACCTCGCTCACGCGCGAGAGGTCCTGTCGTCGCACGGAATAAAGCGCTGCGGCGAGGTTCGCCAGCGTCAGGCTCTTGAAATACGTCAAACAGATCGTGATCATCCACCCCACACCTGTGAATAGAACGGCACGCCAGTGCCGCCGTCGAAGAACCCATCGACCGCAAGCACGGTCACAAGCGTTCCGTCCGAGAGCGTGAACGTGTCGTCGACGTCGACCGGATTCGTGCGCAAGTAGCCAGGGTTCGGCGTCGTCGGCGCGATTTCCTCGAGGAGTCCGATGTAGGTGTTCGACACGTCCTGCTGCCCGGTCTGCAAGTTCCGCACGATCTTCTGCTTGCGCTCGACGATCGCCAAGCGCTGCACGTCGAGGTACTGCGGCGAGCCGTCGAACGACTGCCCGATCCACGCGTGGTGCGTCACGGTCACGTGCAAGTCCAGCGTCTCGGTGCGCGCGATGCCGATCGCCTCGCGGATGTCGTCGGCCAGGCTCATTCGCTCACCACTGCGAACGTCGCGTCGTACATCGAATCGATGCTCTGCAGCGTCATCCACGATGGAACGAGCAGGTCGAGCACCGACTCTGGCAGCGGCTTCGAATACCACGCAGCGCCGGACGCGAACGAAAGGCTGATCGGACCCGCCTTGATGTCCGTGATGCCTTTCACAACGATGCTGTTGTCGAGCGTCGTGTCCTTCGTGCCGAGCGCGCCAGCCAATTCGGCCGTCGCGTCCGCGAGTTCATCCGGGAAGACGTTCTCGGGTATGAGGATACCGTTGCGGTCGTACATGCCGCTGCGCGTCCACGCCAGCTTACTGAGGTTCCCCGCAGCACGCAGGCCGGTCCACGTCGGCCTATTGACGTAGTAACCGCCGCGACCGTTGCCTATCGGCGGCATGAACGTGCGACGAGACGACAACGACGCGTCGATCACGCGCGTGGCCATCATCAGGAGCACGGCTTGACTGTCTGCATTGTCCCACCCGGCGACCGGAAGGCGCATGTCGAAGTACTGCTGCCCGCGCGCGACCGTGCAGTAGGAGTTCGCCGTCGCAGCGCCGGGCGTGGCGTCGAGAATCACGGCCATGTGCTAGTGCTCCGTCGCCTGCAAGAACGTCAACGAGCCGTACGAAAAGATGCCCTTGTTCCCGACGTCGAGGCGCTTGAGCGAGTGCCGATAGGCGACATTCGCCTTCAATCCGGTCGCCGTATCCGCAGCCGCGAACGTCAGGCGCACGCGCTGCGTGTTCACCGCTGGCACTGCGTTGTAGACGCCGACGATCGAAAGTCCGGTCCCGACGCCCTTGACCAGCAGTGCAGGGTCGGCCGCTTGGTCCGTCTTCCTCATGTTCCATTCGAGCGGAAGTCCGGTCACGTCGAACGGTGTCGCGTCGTCCTGCCCGAAGATCGTCAGGTCGATGACCTTGTCTTCACCCAGGAAGAACTTGTCGGTCGCTGTGATGTTGAACTCTCTCGCCACTAAACGACCTCGATGCTCTTCGTCGAACCAGTGCCGATGATGGTCGTCGTCGAACTGCCGCCGCCAGCCAACGACACCGCAGCGGCTGCTTGATAGTGCGCCAAGACCTCTGCCGCACTCAACGCTCGCGCGTAGATCGCCAAGTTATCAAGCACTCCGACGACGTCGAGTCCAACGCCACGCGTCGAACCCCACTGACACAAGTTGATGGGGTCCCATGTCGTCGCTCGCGCCTCGTCGCTCACGAGCACGCCGTTAACGTAGATCGAACGACCGATCGCCGAGCGCACGCCGACGACATGATAGATGCGCCCAGGCTCGATGATGCCGCCGTCGATCTCGGTCAGCACGTTGACGTCTTCGCCTGCCTCCACCGTCCATTCGTTCGTCATCCAGGCGACGAACGCGCGTCCGTCCGGAACTGGACTCGTCGGCATCAGCAGGAGCTGCGCGCCCGTGGACCAGAACAGCGTCTTGACGTCAACGAACGGCAAGTCGATAGGCTGAACCCACGCTTCGATCGATAGTTCGTTGACGAGCGGAGGATTTCCGAAGTTCGAAAGCTTGGCGCTGCCGGAAATCGTGGCGAACGCGCCAGCAGTCGCCCCGTCGTGCACGAGACCAGGTTTCTCAAGAATAATGTCGCCAGCATATAGACCGTGGTGATCATTGCCGCTGCTGTCCAATGCCTGCTTGCTTCCGACGACCGGACCCGTTTCGTCGATCTGCCAGTACCCCCACGGAGCGCTTGCCAGCACGACCTGCGCGTACATGAGATCGTTCGCGACCGCAGACGGTGCGCTGCCGACCGCCTGAATGATCGGCGTGAAGCTCCCTGCGCCGACGATGATCGAGATCCTCGGTCCGCGCGAAGACGCGTCGAGCGCCGTCGCGCCTGAGAGACTGCCGACCGCGCTGGCGGTCGCGAGACCGATTGCCGCAAGGCTCGTAGCGCCGACGACGCTTCCGTCGCCGATGATAGTGCTGCGTCCGGTCGCCGCAAGCGCGCTCGCACCCGCAAGCGCGCCGATGGCCGTGAACTTCGAGGCGCCGACGCCAGCCAGCGCGCTCGCGCCGCTGAGCGACCCGTTGTTCACGGCGCCATTCACGCCTATGAGAGACGATGCGCCCGACAGGCTGCCGACCGCGCTGACGGTCGACTTGCCTACGCCAGCCAGCGCGCTCGCGCCACTGAGCGCGCCGACGCCTGCAGACGCGGCTGCGCCGGTCGCCGCGAGCGACGACGCGCCCGACAGGCTGCCGACGGCAAGCACTGTGCTCGCGCCGACACCTGAGAGCGACGAAGACCCGGCAAGCGCACCGGACGGCGTGGCAGCGTTGACGCCTGCAAGCGAAGATGCGCCGCTCAGCGAGCCGACGCCGACCGAGGCAGCCGCACCGGTCGCCGCGAGCGACGACGCGCCCGAGAGACTACCATCCGATGACGCGGTAGACCTGCCGACGCCAGCAAGAGACGAGGCGCCCGAGAGGCTGCCCGCTCCAACCGCTGAGGAAGCGCCTACGCCAGCGAGCGCCGAGGCGCCCGATAGACTGCCTGCACTGCTAGCGGTCGCCGCGCCCGTCGCGCTGAGCGACGATGCACCGGACAGGCTGCCGGTGGCCGCAGCCGTCGCGACGAGCGCAGAGGCGCCGGACAGGTTCCCGACCGCAGTCGCCGTCGACTTCCCGACGGCCGCCAGCGCGCTCGTGCCGCTGAGCGAGCCGACGGCGATGATGAGCGCCGAACCAACTGCAGCGAGCGACGATGCACCCGTCGACGATCCTGCCGAAGACGCAGCGGCTGCGCTCTCTCGTCGATATTTCGCGTTCTGGTATTTCTCGAAGAGATTGTAAGACATCAGGCGAACTCTTCTACGATGATGACGCCGTTCGCTCCGGCTCCACCGGCGACAGACGCACCGCCGCTGAGCGCGCATCCTCCCGAACCGCCGCCGCCGTAGACGCCGCCAGCCGCGCCTGCACCCTGCGCCTTCTTTCCACCCGTCGAACCGCTGCCGTGATAACCGTTCCCTCCAGCGCCGCTGACCGCTTGCGCCGCTGCGAGTGCGAGTCCTTCTTCACCGTCCGAGCCAGCGAGCTTCAGATCCCCGACGCCAGATGCACTCACGCCACCTGCGCCGCCCAACCCACCGACGTGAATGGTCGCGATGGTGTCAGCAAGTCCACCGGAACCACCCTTCGCGGTGCAGATCGCGGGAGAATCGAACGTCGTATCGCCGCCAGCGTTCCCATTGTTCGCGCCCGCTGCCGCTGCAGTTCCTCCAGCACCAACCGCCACGGTGAAGGCCGTCAGCTTCGGCGTGACCTTCCACGTCTGACTGACCGCACCGCCGCCTCCGCCGCCTGCGGCACCAGAGTTCGTCGCGGCCGTGGCTACGCCGCCGCCAGCTCCTCCTGCGCCGACGCACGTGACTCGAATCGCACGACACCACGCAGGCACCGTATACGTGGTAGTGCCCTGCTGGATGTAACTGATCGATAGCAACTTGAATCCAGGAGGAGCCGATCCCAGAGGCAGGCCATTCGCGTCGTAGGTATTCTGCATGACCTAGCGCACTCCTGACGAAAACGAGGCTCCGCGCTGATACTGAAAGCTAGGCCGCGTGTTGATGTTCTCCCAGTCCGGTGGGTCGCCTGCGAGAAACGGCGCGACATACGCGTCGAAGCTGCCGCCATTGGTCACTTGGTAGATGAGACCCGCTTGCGACAAGACGCCGGTCGCCGGTCCGAGGACCAACGAGCACGAGAGATACTTCGCCGTGCTATCGACGGCACTCACCGTCGTCCATGCGCCCCACGTATCGAATGCTGCGTTGTATTTGACAGAGCTGATGACGTTGTTCGTACCGTCGATCACGAACAGCCAGAAATCGACGTTGTTCGTCACGCCGACGACGCCGCCGCCAGCCTTGATCACGCCTCCGAACGCTGGAGGTTGTGACGGCGTAGCGGCCCACGTATTCGCCCCAGTGTTATATTGACGAACGGCGATGGCCGTGTTGGACGTGCGCCGCGCGCAAAAGATGTTCTGCGTGTCCACCCAGACGAGACACCAATCCTGAATGTCATTGGTGACGGATGAGCCGAAGACGGCCGTCCCCGGAGCCGACGTCGCCGGCCAGAATCCTTGCGCTTGCGTCTGATTCGCCTTGATCGAGAGCAGTTCGGTAAAATTCGGCGGCACGCCCGCTCCAGAATCGTAAACCGCCAACATGCCGTTGTTATCGAGTGGCGCGAACCCGTAGCACTGACACTCGTTCGGCATCGACGTATCGATCATCGGCGTATCGAGCTGCACGCGGTTCGATCCACCCGTGCCCTGCCACCATCGGAGGTTGACACCGTTGACGGTGACTTGCGCCGTATGGGACATCGTGACCTGCGTCGGCGAATCGATGCTGATCACGCGAGGGTATCGACAGATGTTCCAGTCCGTGCCTTCCGACGACAACGCCATCCCAACTTCCAGGCGCGTCTGATTCGACATGCCCGTGATCACCGCGCTCCCGTTGACGTGATTGCCCGTGGCGTTCAACGCGCCTTCGTTCCACGTGTCGCCGATGTCCGGATCGACCGACGTGACGACGGCGGCATCCACCTCCGAATGCAGATACATGCTCGCCGTTTGAATGTAACCGTCTGCGGTTCGGCCGATGGCACTACCGGCTTGAAAGGTGTGACCTGCCAAGTTGTTCCACGGAGGCGTCGAGTACCCGCCCCAGTTGCCCCACGTGATCGTGTTCGCCGTCAGCGACGCGCGAATGAACCCTTGATAAGACGTGCCGCCAGTCAGCTTGTCGGTGCTCTGCATCCCGGCGGTCATCAACACGATGTCCTTCTTCGTTCCACCGCCGTTGTTCCAATACAACACGCCCAGCGCGCGCCCGCTGTCGAATCGCGCGAGGCCGTTGTTCCCAGTGCCGTCGAAGTTCGGACTGTCGATTCCCGCAGTCCACGTGGCGGTGAACAGGTTTTGGCTGGAACTGTAGTAGGACTTGATGGCGTGCGTCCCAGGCGTTCCAGGCGTATCGGCCGCGCTCGTGATGACGAAAAACCACCACGTCTTCGCGTTCACCGCGTAGATGAGATGATTCTGACCCGCGAGGCCAGGACCAGCGGCATAGGTGCCGAACGCCAACGTCCCGATCTTCGTCGGCAACTACGTGACCTCGTCTCCATCGATGATGCAGGTCAATTGACTGGCAACGCTCGCCACGCCCGCGATTGTTCCAGCTGCTTCGAGCGACATCGTGCCATCCCACTCCCAGCTGCCGCCTGCAGGCACGGTCACTGCTAGCGCCGTGAAGATGAACGCGGCAGTAGTTCCGTTGCGATAGAGCGCGAAGGTCCGATCGGTGCTGTCGTTGTTGACCACCGAGATATGCTTGATGATCGCGGCGGTCGCCCCAGGCACCGTGTAGATAGTAGCAACGGATGCCGCGAGTTGCCCGCGATAGAGCGTCTTGTATGCGTCAGGCATCGCGGATCCTCGCTTCGATGGCCGCGAGTTCTTCTCGCAGTCCGAGAGCAGCCTGCGCCAAGCTCTCTTCGTGCAGTCGGTCGAGTTCTTCGCGCCGCAGCTTGTGCACCTCATTCAGGTGCGTGACCTGCGCGTCGTAGGTTTCTTTCGTGATGACGATCAGCTCACGATCGTGCGCCTGATGCATGCGTCGCCGAATGACATCCGAGTTCTCGTGCGCGTTCGCGATGCCCTCGGCGTTGCACTGCAGCACGGCGTCTTCCATCGCCTTCTGCAGCCTGCGCTCGGCAGTGACGCCGTACTGCGACTGAGACATCGCGCCGTGCGCGACGACGATCGTCGATTCCATATCTTAGGTCTCCGTCAGCGTCGTGGCCGTCGACAGACTCGGCGTCACGCCGTTGCCCATCGTGATGTTCGGCGTCACCGTTCCCGAGACGAGGCGCACGCCAGCGCCAGACGTCAGCGTGCCGTACGAGCAATGCGTCGCGGTGCCCGAGCCGCCGGTGCCTGCAGGAAACGTGATCGCCGCGACCGGGACGACGGTGTTGTTCGTGACCGTCCAGCCGCTCGACGTCCGCACGACGGCCACGCGCGCATAGCTCGTGTAGGCCGCCTCGCTCGTCGTCTGGTCGCCTGCCGTGCCTGGGTCCGCCGTGTGCAGGGCGACGTAGATGTTCGTGATGGGAGACGAAGTCGCGTTGACCGCGACGTTCGCGAACAGCGTCGCGTTGAAAATCAGCAGCAGCAGCGAGTTCGCGTAAGCCGTGCTCTTCGCCATTGAAAGCTCCTTTACTGACTCACGCGCTTGAACACTTCAAGCAGCGAGACGCCGCTGAAGCCTTCGCGGATGACCTTCTCGTTCATGACGCGACGAAACTCGACGCGATGGTTGTAGGCGCAGTGCAAAAGAAACGAGCACGCCGCGCCTATCGCGTCGCCGATCGGCAACCTCTGCAGGATCATCAACGCCTCGTTTTGTCGAACGAGGCGCTGACCTTCACTGCTCCCGGCGAGCGGCATGTCGCAACCTCTTGTCCGCACGACGCGCGGACTTGCCGCGCACCTTCGGAAGCTGCCGACGGATCGTGTCGCCGCTATCACCGCGCTGGTAATAGACGCCGTCGTGCGTGTGAAACCGTCGATCGTTGTATACGAAGACGCGACGAAGTGGATCGAGCTTCATCGCGTCCTTGTCGTTCATCAGCGTCCCGGCTGATTCGGAAGCGGATTCGGCTGCTTCCCAGGCTGCGCCGCGCTGTCGTTCGCCGGATCTCTCGCCGTGTCCGTGCCGACGCCGCCGGGCGCAGGACGCGGATTGCTGTTGTCGGGCGGGTTCGGAATGCTCTTCGCGTCGTCGCTTCGCGTGCGTGGATCTTTTTCGCCCATCGCTTCCTCCTGTTCAACCAGCGCCCCATTGCGCCGGTATCTTTACTGCAGCGTCGCCTTACTGCAGCGTGCCGATGCAGATGCCGCTGTCGCCGTTGTAGTCCGAACGAACGCGCGGAATCATGATGGCCATCACGAGGTTGTGGAACGTGAAGCCATCCGCGCTGGTCCACGGAATGACCGTCGGCTCCTGCCCAACGACCATGTCGATGACGTCGTTCGTCATCTGCACGAGCGCGACCTTCGCGCCGACGTGCGTCGCTGCGTCGCCGTCCGGCATCAAGTCCGCCGAGCGGATGCCTTCGAGACCCTGCAGCATGAGCAGCCGGTTGCGGATCGTGAGACCTTGCGCGTTGTTCACCGCGTTGTAGTCGGTGTCGAGCGCCGCGCTCACCGACGTGCTCGTGTAAAGCCGGTACGGTCCGAACTTCTTGTTCGCGACCAGCTTCGCGATCATCGCCTGGATCTGCGCGAAGACCGTCGAGCCGACCGGTGCCGTCGACCACGCAGCCGCCGTCAAGACCTGCGTCTCGGCGTTCGGTGCGTTGAGCAAACCCGGCGCGTTGTATCCGGCGATCTTCAGCTCCTGCCCATCGACCGTCTGCGCTCCGTTGAGCGCTGCGTCTTCGATGTTCTCGTTGACGGCGCGCGTCGACGACTTGATGCCTGCGGTGTCGAGCGGAATGCCGATGCGCTGCGACTCGCGCAGCGTCCTGATGTCCAGCTCGAAGCCGCTGAGCGTCAGGTAGATCGGCAGCCTGCTTTCGAGCAGCGTCGGCATGAAGTTCTCGGTGCGCGCCGAAGGCGTCATCGAGCGCTGCGCGTTCGCGACCTTGTTGATCGCGTTCCACGCCAACTGCGTGACGCTGAGCGGATCAGTCAGGTTGAACGTCAACCCTGCCGCGAGAACGTCGGCGACGAACGTGAGCCGCTGCAGTCCGACCTCGACCACCGCGCGGTCGAGCAGGAGCTGCGAGCGCTCGGGGAACGGCGCGTTCGCGCGGAACTGCGAGCGCTCCATGTCTTCGATTTGCTTCATTTTGCGGAAGCCAGGCGAGCGCAGCGCGCGAGCGTCCCACCGTCCGCTCTCCTCCAGCGCGCGAACGACCAAGTCGCCGAGCGGGCTCTTGCTCTCGATGGTGTCGGACTTGCCGACCATGAACCGCGTTTCCATTGTTGCTCCTCCGGACGCCGAAGCGTCTCAAAATTACGTGTTGACGTTCGACTTCCGACTACACGACCTCGACGCGGAGCATGGTCTCGACGGTGACGTTCGCCTTGTTCTCCAGCGCGGAGAACAGTGCAGTGCCCGATGCGATGGCGCGCAGCGTGCCGTCGCCAGCGCTCTCCAACTTCTGTCCGGCGACGATGTTCTGGCCGCTCGCGATGCGCATCCAGAACGTCGTGCCGCCGCGACCGGCGCTGACCTCGACGAGGTCCGACAGCGCGTAGGCGTCATCGACGCCTTTGTTCATCATCGCCATTTCGGTGGCGACGAGCCTGCCGGTGTTGCCGCCAGCGGTGGCGTGCTTGCGAAAGCGCATGACGCCTGCCGCGTTGAACAGCTCGACGAGATGACCAGGCTTGATCGCCTCACTCGCCGTTCGGTCGTTGATCTGCGTACGCTCGCCGCCGAGGAAGATCGTGTTCGGCGCGTTCAGTGCTACGGACATGGTTCACCTCTCCTTTGTTCTGCCCGCGCTTCCCCACGAAACGCGCCAACTATGGACTTGAAAGACGCCGATCAGGCGACGACGGTTTCCTTCTTCTCGCGCATCGCCTTGAGACCCGCCGCATAGGTGCTCGGAGGCGTCAGGTCCTCGGTGTCCCCGGCGACCGGCGGACGCGCCACGCCCATGCCGCTGAAGTCCACCGCAGGCTGCGCGACCTTCGCGAACGCGGCCATCGTCTTCAGCTCGTCGAGCGGCATCGCCTTGAGTTCCGCCTCGGTCTTCACGCCGCACGTCTTGAGCGACGCGACGAGCACGTCCTTCTCGGCCGCCTCGCGCGCCTGGTGCAGGTTCACGACGGACGCGATGCGCGGGAACATCTTCAGCGCTTCCTCTTCGGTCATCGTCGTCGCGGGCTTCGCAGCAGCCGCCGCGAGCTTGGCCGCTGCCTCGTCGTCGGCAATCTTCTTCGCGGCAGCCGCGTCAGCCGCGAGCTTGTCGGCCGCGTCCTGCAGCGTCTTGCAGTGCGCCTCCAGCGCCTTGATCGCGTCTTCGCCAGCGGCTTCGAGCGCCTTCTGGTCTTTCAACGGATTGTGGACATTTTCCATCAGCGCCTTGATGCGTGCCTTGTCGACCATGTTGTCATCTCCTTGTGAGTGGGTGGAGTTCCCGCGAGCCTGCCCACCACAGGAGCAGGTCGTTACGCCCATCGCCTTGAACTGCTTGTTGATTCTCGTCAACAGCGCCGCCGGTTCGACCTTCGTCTTCGCGTCTGCTGCCACGCGCTTTGCCGCGTTGACAACGTAGACCGACTGCACGTCGTCTTCTTCGTCCTGCTGCATCGTCCAGCACATCTCCATGATGCCGCCGAGCAGCGAATAGACGGTCATGCACTGAGTGCGGAGCGCATCGAGTCGTGCATCTTCGACGCTCTCTTCGGCTTCCTCGTCGCCGGTCGACTCGGCGTTCTCGTCGAGCAGCAGCGCGGCAACGGTCTTGTTGGCGTCGCCGAGCGCCACGACCGCTTGATTCAGCAGCGACGACATCGTGTTGTAGCCGACCAACTCGGCAGTCTCTTCGGCGACTTCCGCCGGGTCGTCCTGCAGCGTCTTGAGGAACGCTTTGACTCGGTCCTTCAGCTTTTTCGGTTCTGCCACAGGCACCTCCACGGGCACTTTCGGTCCGAGCGGTTTGCCGTCGCGACCAAGCACCTGCAAACTGACGATGTCTCCCGCTCGCGCGACCAAATGTCTGATAGCCTTGCGCCCTGCACCGCAGCCTGCCGCGACGCTGCACGCGCCCGTCTCGTCGACGGCGAGGAACGCGAGGTGGTCGCTCACGATGCTGCGCCAGATGCTGTGATACTCCTTGCCCTCGAACGTGCCGTCCTTTTGCTCCACGTCCACGTAGCAGCCGACGCTAACTTCGACGGTCTCGCCTGCGCGCAGACGCCGAATGACGTCGGCCGCTTCCGTTCCGACGGCGTCCGCCTTCATCGGGTCGAGCCACGCGAAGAGTTCCAGGCGCCGAGTCGTGAGGATCTGTTTCGACGGTGCCGCGTCGAACACGAGGCCGAAACTCTTTTCCAACGTGCGCGGCGTGTTCGCCGTGACCTGCGTCCCGTCGTCGTCCGGATGTCCCGCGAAGCATCCGCGACCGTTCCACTGATACGGCGTCTCGGCCAACTCCTCCGCAGGCACGAACTCCGGCACGTCGCTGTTCACCGCCCAGACGACGCCTTCGACCATCGCGACGACGGGCACGACGATGTGCTCGCGCTTGTCGTAGATGGCCGTGCGAATGGTGCCGGTCGCACCGACGAGATGCAGGTGTCGGATCTTCTTCATGCGACAAGCTCTCCGTTGCGAAGGAACCCGTGCCAGCCTGGAGTCTGAATCGAGCCTGCGCCTGCGTTGCACGTCGCGCCGTCCTTGTCGACGGTGATGTTCGGCGGGTCGCCGTGTCGAACCCAGCAACGATGCGTCTTGTCTTCTTTCATCGTGCAGTTGCTCGCGCGGCTGTCGATGTTCCACCAGTGACCGTCCGGACACACGACGACCAGATGCATTCGACACGGCGGTTCGTGGTTGTTGCAGAAGCCGGACGAGAACGACATCCAAAACATGTCGCCAGGCTTCGGCCGCTCAAGCTCCCAGTCGAATGACTCGTGCATCACACACTTGAGCGGCGTAGGAACGAGGTCCATCAAAACCTCGCGTACAACGCGTCGCGCGTCGCGTTGTAATAGAGCAGCGCTGCAGCATCCGGCTGCGCACGCATCGCCGCATTCAATTGATCCGCCGTGCGGTCGCCGAGTGCCGCACGCACGGCTGCCGTCGCGATCGACGTCGCCGCCTCGCTCATCGCGATCGTCACGTCGTGCTCCTGCAGGACGAGAGGTGGCCGAGGAAACACGACGGCCGCGCCGGTCGATTCGTTCGTCGCAGTCACGTCGCAGACGATCGTCCTGTTCACGGCGTCGACGTGATACGCGGTGATGTCGAGCCGGTCGATGGACTGCGCCGGTTCGATGACGATCGGCTTCGAGAAGCGCTTCGGCATCACGCCAGCCCTATCGTGCAGCGACAGTTCGGATGCAGCGGCGGATCGCTTCCGACGCTGAAGTCTTCATCCATGCCGACCGACTCTCCGTCGACCGTCTGGCACTCGTCGCACGCGCCGTCGGTCGCGATCCAGACCTTCTGCATCGTCGTCGCATCGATCAATCCTGCCTCGCGCGCCTGCTCCCAAAGCTGTCGCTGGCCTTCGTTCGACGCACGCATCGTCTCGGTACGCGCGATGGTCTGCGCGCGCGAGTTCAGCAGCTGATTCGCGTAGCGCTCGGCGCGCGCCGTCGCCTTCTCTGGCGCGACGCCGTCGGCGAGCCACTTCAGCTGCTGCTTCATGACGGCGCCTGCGTCGCGCTCGGTGAGGCCGACGTCGGCACGTATCAAGCGCGCCACGTCGCGCGGTGCGATGCCTTCCTCGAACGCCTGCACGACCGTCAGTCGCACGGCGTCCTGCACGTCATCGCTGATGCCTTTGATGAGTCCCGCCGCGTGGTCATGCGCCCACTCGACGGCCGCTGGATTCGTCGCATCGAACGACATCGCGAACTTCGGTATCGGCTTCGCGTTCGCGCCTGCGCGCATCGTGTCGAGCAGCACGTCTGGCAGCGCCTTCTTCTGCGCCTCCAGCGTCTTGATGTACGTGACGTGCTGCGCCGTGTGCGTCAACTCCTTGCCCATCAACGCGTCGCGCAGCTCCTGCAGCACCGGCTGCAGGACGTAGAGCGGAGCGCCGGTGCCCGGATGCCCGAGACCAAGCACCTGCTCCAACGCGCCCATCGGCACCGCCTCGCGCGCTTGCTTCGCCGCGCGCACCAGCAGCGACTTGACGCGCGGCTCGTGCCGCTCGGCCGCCTGCGCCTGCGGCGACAGCTTCGGCTTCGCGAGACGAATCGCGAGGGTCGCCGCCGCGCGTGCAGATAGTTCGAGGTCCATCAGTCGGAGGCTTCGTTCACGACGCCACTGTCGGCTTCGAACGTCCAAACGCCGTCGCGCAAGAACCCGTGGAACCGGCAATGAGCCAAGTCGCGGATGCTCGGATTCAACGTCGGCTTCTCGACGTCGCCGTTCCAGATCCACGCCGACTGTGCTGGCTTCTCCTGCCCTTCGAGATAGACCGGCAGGTTCATGTGCTGCTTGCAGCCGCACGGGCATATGCAGTGGAAGCGCGACATGCCGACGAACGCGGTGTATGCGCCGTCGGGCGTGCCTTCGTTGAACAAGTTGTTGGAGCGGACGGCGGCGACGGTCTCGGGTGCGCGTCTCATTTCCTCACCACGATGTTGACGACGCCGCCGTCCTTCAGCGACGTCTCCAGTTTGTCGATCATCTTCTGCTCGGCAGCCGTGAGCTTCGGCGGCACGCCCGGAGGTCCAGGCGCGTTCGGCGGAACGGCCGCGTCGGTCATGCGCAGCGTCTCGCGCGGCAGCAGGCCGAACGGCACGTCGGCCTGCGGATCGACCGCCGGGTCGCCGTCGTACGCCGGAGCGCCGACCGCAAGACGCTTCTCGTTGATCGAGAGTTGGTCGGCGTTGCGCACGCGGTCCCACGCGCGCTGGTCTTCGGGCTTCAAAGGACCCATGCCGTACCAGTATTCGCGCGTCTCGTTCTCGGTGAAGACCGTGACGCCTGCGTCTTTGTTGATCTGCATCCACTTCGACGCGCCTTCGGCCTTTTCGGTCTGCGTCAACGTCCCGACGTCCGGCCACTTCGGCATCCACTGCTTCGGCTTCGTCATGTAGCCGTTGTCGATCAGCCTGCCGAAGAACGGTCGCAGCAGCGTCGGATGCGCGTAGCCGGTGCGACAGTCGCGCACCGTGTCGTTCCAGTTGTCGCGGTCCTGCGTCGACGCCAATTCGCCAAGCTCGCTGCCGGTCAAGATGCGCAGCGGAATGTTCGACGTGCCCGCGATGAGCTTAAGGATGGTGTCCGCGTTGTTGCCGAAGTCCGTCGGGCTCGACGTGAGCTGCGTGACCTTCACGCCGCGCGTCTGCAGCCATCGCGAGAGCTGATGCCGATAGAGGTCTGCTTGCACCTTCATCGCGTCGATCTGCGCCTTCGCGCTGGCGTCGATCTCCGCAGGCGTCGTCCCTGGGAACGACATATCCTTGTCGATGTCGAGGTGCATGCCAGGGTGCATGTTCAACCACGACGCCTCGCCGCCGCCTCCGACGATCTTCATCAGGTCGCAGAAGTAGTTCCACACCGCTTCCAGCGTCGGAGGACCGAAGATCGCATCGTCGAGGAACCCTTCAGACGGCACGTGCACGACGCGCGACCAGTGCACCGGGCGCGACAGTTCCGGCGCGACGACGTTCGTGCGGCGCAGGTTATAGGTGTACGGCTGCCCGAAGCGCGGATCTTTGTTGTCTTCGACCCACGAGGCGACCGTCGCATCGGCGCCGAACATCGACGTCACCTGCTGCGACGACGTACCGTTCACGCCGCGCTCGTCGTTGATAGCGCCTCCCGCGAACGGCTGCACGTACCATATGTCTTTCGTCGACGTGCCGCGCGGCAGAGGCGTCGAGAACTCGCCCGCTGCGCCGAGCAGCAGGACCGAGAAGCTGCCGAGCGACGCGAGGATGTGTGCGCGCTTGAACTTCGACCACAGTCCGAGGCGGTCGTTCAGCTCGAAGAACTCACCTTCCCACGGCGTGCGCACCTCGGGATTCTCGTCCTCGAACATCTCGCCGTCGCCGCGCCAGACCGCCGTTGGCAGTGCAGTCACAACGCGCTTCGCGATGCCGCCGCGTCGAAAGAGTTCGCGATACTGCTGCGACGAGATGACCGAGTCGTACCCGAGGATGCGATAGTTGTCGCGTTCCCCGTTGTAGGTCATGCCCATCTGCCGCGCGAGCTGGTAGCGCTGCAGCACGACCGATTCGGTCGCGAGGCGCAGCGCAGGAGGCAGCGCAGCGCCGAGCGCACGAAGTTCTTCGGGCAGACCTTCGATCATTTCGTTTCAGATTTCGGTTCAACTACATCGTCCGAACGTTTCGCGTCGGTCGACCTGCTCTGCGATCGCTGCGTCTTAACGATCTCGGTCAACGTTGCGACAGTCTGATTAAGCGCTTGATTCAACTCCAGCGCCTTGTGCAGCTCCTCGCGCACAGCCGTCAAGTTCCCGTCGACGTCCTTCGCAGCCTTCTCGGTCGTCTGCTTGATTGACTCGACCTTCGAGTGCAGTTCGACGGCTCGCTTCGCCACGTCTTCCGAGTTCGTCGCAGCCGTCTCGCTCCTCTGGAGGATCAGTTGGCGCTCGACCTTCGCATCCGAGCGATCGCGCGCCGCGAAGAACGCGTTGATCACCGAGACGATTACCGCACCGATGCCGCTGATGATCATCACCGCTGCTGCGGCAAACGTCATCGGGTCGACGTTCACGGCGAACAACGACAACGCCGAGTAGGTCGCGAACGCAACCATGAAGATCGAGAGCGGAGTTACGTTCACCATGTCACGAAGCTCGGAACGTACTTGGCGGCAGGCACCTCGATGACTGGCGCGAACGACATCAACAAACTGTCGGCGCGATTCGGCGATGGACCGTCGCCGTACTCCACCTTGATCTGTCCCTTTGAGTTCGGCGCCCACGATAGTGAGACAAGTTCCTCGGCGAGGTCTTCGTCGGCCGCATCGAGGTCGATCGCTTCCTTCTCGAATTGATTCACGCGCACGTCCCACCAGAGCTGCGACAAGAGGTTCGCGAACACCTTCATGACGAACGTGCCGCGACACTTCGGGCACTCCTTCGCGACGCGCGTCAAGTCTTCCCACTCGTAGTGGCACTTCTTGCACGCCGTGCGCGTGCAGCTCTCGCCGACGCTGATCGGGAAGACCGGCTCCTTCTGCTCGCGGCATCGGTCTACCACTCCACGCCCCACGCCGATGTAGTCGACCTTCGCGCGCTCGGCACCCGTCTCGCGCAGCGCCTGCAGCAGGCGTCCGGTCGTCTTCATCGTGTCCGGCTCGCGTTGCTCCCAGAGCACGCGAAACACTGGTCCGCGCCTGCGCCCGAGGCACGACGGGTCGCCGTCTTCCGAGGCGCCGACGTCGAGGCCGAGTTCATCAAGGCCGATAGGCTCCAGCGTGCGTTCCTGCGCAGCACGTATCCACGACAGCGGAATGAGCGAGCCTGCCGCGCTCTGCACCGGGAACTGCCCGAGCACCTTGCTCTGCCAGAACGGGTGCGTGTCTTCGAGCTTCCCGTCCGCAGGCGGCACGACGCGCACGCCGTCGTGCGGTGCGAGCTGCCCAAGAAGTTCCGGCTCGACGCGCACGCCGTCGGCGTTCACCCAGTGCCACGTGCGCGCCCACTTCGCGCGTCGCTCTTCGACGTAGCGCGGTCCGATCAGTTGACGCTTGATGTCGGCAGGCAGGTCTTCGCCGGTGAAGTTCGGCGACTCGAACGCCGAAAGGGTGACGACCGCGAACCCGCTGCCAGGCTTGCACGCCTCGAACATCTCGCCGCTCGGGTCGTCGCCGTTGCCGATGATGAGCAGCTTCGACCCATCGTTCGCCATCAGCGAATCGAGCGCGTCCCAGAGCGGACCGCGCACGCCGTTGCCTTCGTCTACGATGATGAGCACGAACGGCGCGTGGATGCCCTGGAACGCGGTCGGCGAATAGTCGTTCGGCTTGCGGCCCATCGCGACGATCTCCTCTTTCGAGATGCCGCTGACGGGATCGACGACTCGCATCTTCCACTCGCAGCCGGTCGTGTTGATGCGTCCGCGCAAGTTACCGCGCGAGTGCGCGCGACCGATCTCTTTCCAGAGTATGACTTTGACTTGTGGGTTGGTCGGCGCGGTCGTGATGACGAACGCCTCGCCGATCTTGTGCGTGTCGATCCACCACGCGGCGAGGATGCCTGCGTCGTAGCTCTTGCCGATCTCGTGGCACGTCACGCCGACCGTCTTGCGATGATCGCGCACCGCGCGAAGGATGCGCTTCTGTCCGGACCAGAGCACGTCGCCGAGACGCTCTGACGCCCACAGTTCAGGGTCGCGCGCCCAGCGTTTGCGTTGAATGGCGCGCTCGATCGCCGACAGTTCGAGCGCAGCCTCTTCGAGGGTCGCAGGGAAGTCGAGCAGTGCAGACGTCAGTGGATGGCGCCCGTCTCTTCGTCGGGTTCACGACGGTGCCTGCGCACGAACTCCAAGGTGCGCAAGGCGCGTTCTTCGAGCTGCTCGATCGTGAGGTCGTCGTGGTCGAAAGGCACGTCGGTGACTTCGACGCGCTCGACAGGCTTGCCGTATGCGTAATGATAGAGCAGGCATTCGAGCTGCGGCGGAAGGTCGCCAAGAATAATACGGTTGTGAATCGACTGTCGATATTCTTGCGAGGTCAGAATCTCGAGCGCAAAAGACTTAGCCGTCACTCTTTTCGACGGAGCCGGACCAGGAGAGCGGTCAGGCTCCTTAGAATCGACGACGCCCAGATAGTCGGCAAGGGACTGCACTGCTACGCAGAATAGGCCCGATAGTTCGAGAAATCAACTAGGAAGCCGAAACTATTTTCTTTTTGTTTGGCGCTAAGAACGATAAGACGAAAAATCCGGCCGCGATTTTATTTTGACGATAAGAACGATAAGACGATAAGACGATAAGAGGCAGTGGTTAGAATCTTGAAAAGAACGATAAGAACGATAAATTCGATAAATGCGATAAGACGGCAAGCGACGCAAAGCCGTAACCTATTGACCCGTATGGCGCTTTCCGTCTTACTGTACTTATTGTAACTAACAAACACCATACGGTGGGTAGAGGGCTTTGCCGTAATATAACTCCAGCAAACTGCGATAAGGGACGATAACAATAAGCGAAGCTTTGGTTCATGTTTTTATAGCATTCCCACCCTAAAAAGGCGCGTTGTCATCGCGTTTCGGCGGCTGCCTAACCCGCTCGCTCTCCGAAAGTATCTTCACATACCCATTCACCACCTTCTTTTCCACATAAATACTGGTCCTCGTAAAACCCAGCCTCTGCATAATTTCCGAAATCCGTCGTGCTCCCATTCGGTCCCGTCGAGAAACATCAACCGTTCCAATGACCGTCCACAACGTATCCGTCGCAACCTGGAGCCGACGTCCAGCGCTCACTTCCAACCCTTCGAGATGCTCCTGTATCACCTCTTCCCAAGCGTCGATCTCCCGTCGCTTCTCCTGATGCTCACCTGCCGACGACCACAACTCCTCCGGCAGCCGTATCGACTCACCGACAGCCTCGCGCACACACGCTTCGGCCCACAATTGGTCTCGATCTCGCGTAATCCCCTCGAGATCAAACCGGCCGACCTTGACCGGCCAGAAGCGTCGTGCCCCAGTCGCGTCAGCCAAATACTCAGCCGAGTTCGTCGTGCCAACGATAATGAACTGTCGCGGTCGTTCCACCGGCACATGGGCATAGGCCATTCGTGCTGGGCCATCTATCTGTCGCGACAACATCGACTTCAGATGATCGCGGTCCGCCTTGCGACCACCGACTAGATCCGACGCCTCCACAATCCATTTCCCGACCGTCCGCTCAATGATTTCCTTCGCGTCGCAGTTCAAGGGCAGATCGTCCGAGAACCACTCGTCGTGCGGGCACAACGCTCGCAGCGCTCCTGACTTATTGAACCCCTGCTCGGACTCGAGCACGAGCATCTCGTCATATTTACACCCAGGGTGCATGATGCGACGCACCGCCGCAATCAGCACAATCGCTGAAATCGCCTCCAGATAGGTCCGACCCTCGGAGTTCTCCGAAGAATCTTCGGCACCGCCATAGGTCGCCAACCATTGATTGATGCGAGGCTCCTTGTCCCAGACCAGCGACGACAGATAATCGCGGACCGGGTGGAAGGTATTGTCGAAAGCCGAGTCCGTGAGCACCCGCTCGTAGAACGCGAACGACGGCCGGAAGCGATGCTCGCGGTCGATGCGCAGCCAGATGTTGTTGACTACGCGATCATCCACGAGTCGCACAGGCGCGTCACCCTCGCGTATCAGCATTTTCTCAGCGAACTCCTGATAGGACAACTCGACGCCGAGTAGCCGGATCGCGCGTCGAACGTTCTCCTGGTTGTCCTTAAGAATGAGACCGTCGGCGTTCCGAATGAAGTCGCTATCACGACCCAGCCAGCGGTTGATTTCAGCAATAACCCTCTTGCCTGCCTCGCCGCCGATGATGCGTGCGAGCGCCGGACCGCCTTTGACCTTCTTCGCTTCGTTGGTGAGCGCAAGCGCTGTCGATTCAATGGTGCGGCGGACATCGACGATTTCTCGATTGTTGCAATAGACCGAGATGGCCTCACCTATCAGGACGAGGTCGTCGACCGGGATCGAAGCGCGCAGGAGGAATCCGGCCCAGGCTAGTCGTGCGTCGTGGCCGAAGCCGTTCGTGCCGAGGCGTTTGGCGAGTAGCATACCGATAGCAGCGAGACAGACGCGCTGCTTGAAGTGACCGGTGTTCTCGAAGTGCGAGGGTGATCCTTGACTGCGGAACTCGAGCGGTTCGCGTTGACCTTCTTTGTTCGACCAGACGGAAGGCGGCACCATCGATTGCCAACCGAGTTCCCCGTTCTCTTTGGTGCCTCGGATTTCCAAGAGCATGGTCTTGTCGACCGGGTCTTTGTACTCGATGCGTGGCAGTGCGTCCGGCAGGGTGTAGAAACAATGGCTGACGAACTTGCTGGCACGACCGTAGACGAACTCAGTGCGCGGTAGGAAGTTCAGTGCGATCTTGTAGCCTGCGGCCCAGTCGATGTCGACATCGTGCAGGAAGTGACCAGGAGCGATCTCCTGGCCCGTCATCACTCCGACGCGGACGGTCTCGTCGAAGTCGTCGGCCGTGAACGGTTTGGTCTTCCAACCGCGTTCTGTCGGTCCTTTTTGGTCGCCGACATCAGGCCAGAAGACGACGTGGAAGTTCTTGTCGAAGTAGGAGCGGACGATGTCTTGCGCGGTCATTGCGCGGCACCAGAAGTATTTTTGCTTCTAAGCGCCTGCCATTTTGCTTCTCTTTTTTGTTTCCAATGAACTTGCCACTTAGCTTTTGTCTCGTCAGTTACGATGTGCCAACCGTGCTTTTTACCTGGTGGGTACTCTAGAATTTTTCTATACTTCTTTTTGCGAGTAGTCACAAGCTTTTCTGGGTAAGGAGTGAGCGACGCGATAAACTCTCTTAGTTCGTTTGAGAGTTCAAACCATTCGCCTTTAACTCGGTACTTCTCGAACCGTCGATGAAGGTTTTGTTCGATGTCGCCGTCAACGATGGCGAGTATCTGTAGTGGGAGGAAGGAGGCCGTCTGAAGTGACTTAAATCGTTCTTTAGGGTACGTACTTTTACCGATTTTTACATGGACACCGTTTGAAATAAAATAAGTCTGCAATGTCGCACTCCATAAAAAGTCGGCCCTTCGGGCTCCACGCGGAGTGCGCCGCGCGACTTCGGATCGGGGCTGGCCTGCCCAACCCGAAAGGCCCAGCGAGCCTAGCACAAGGCTAAAGGCCAAGTCCAGCGTTATTTCCTAAGAAAACAGCCGCTTGCTTTCTCTTTTTAGATAGCGGAAGCTGACGGACATGGCGATGACGAAGGCAAACGAAAACGAGCATCGGTCTTACGCCACGCAAGCCAACGCCGAAAAATTCATCCTCAAGACCATCGGCGAACAGCCGGTGCGCTGGATGGTGGCGGTTGCGCCGAACGGCCGATTCGTTCCGGTGGTCATCGGCATCGAGAATGTTCGCTTCGCGCACCTCGGCATTGTGGTGGTCGGTTAACCTTTCGCATCAAGGAGCAGGACAATGTTTGATGATTTCGGATACGAAGAGCACCTCCGCGACGAGGCCACGCACGACGACTACATGCGCGAAGCCTACGGCGACCCTTGCCCACGCCACGGCACGCTCCGCTACGGTGGCGACTGCGGGCGTTGCGAGATGGAAGCCGAGGAAGACTTCGAGCCGACCGAGCCGACGACTGAGGCAGGCATCGACGATGTCTCAGAGGATTATCCTGGCCAGCGTATCTCAGGCCCAGACGAAGATTTTTCCGACGACATTCTTTTTTAGTTGACATTTTCCTTTCCGCCGATTACAGTAGGGACCTCAACGCAGAAGCCGCCCATTGATGGCGCAAGGGATTCAGATGAAAAAGGTTCTCAAGGCATTGACTCTCGCGACTCTCTTTCACCTCTCCTTGGACCATCACCACCACGTTCACCTTCACGATGAGCACGAAGGCGGACCGAAAGTCATCTACACCAACGTAGCCCGATAGGAGCACATCATGACCAAAGGCAAGCACCTCCCGAGCGTCCGGTTCGCCTTCACCAACGGCACGCACTTCTTCATTCTCAACAACGACATCGGCCATCGCAAGGTGACCACGGTCGCGGGCAAGGTCGGCACGGCAGGGAAGATGAGCGCGCGGTACTTCGAGGATCGCGACTCGCTGCGCGACTTCGTCGATGCGCGCATCACCGAGAAGGAAGCCGCTGGCTACATCGCGGTCAACGCGTAGGATTCAATCGGCATCATTCGAGGAGCAGTCATGAAGAAAGCAGCCGTCGAAGTCGGTCTCACCTACGTCGTCAAAGTCAGCGGCCGTCTCGCACCGGTCAAGATCGAGTCCGTCAGCGAATATGGCGGTTGGGTCGGCCGCAACACGCGCACCGGTCGCGAGATCAGAATTCGGTCAGCGCAGAAACTCCGTCGGGTGGTCACGCCCGACAACACGCCTACGCTCGACGAGCGCATCGACGGCTTCCGGCAGCGCACCAGCGTCCTGCGCAACGACCCGATCACGCACTCAGCGTATCGCGGCTATCTCATTCGATGGTCGGTCTTCTCTCTCGACAAGCCCGACAACAAGTTCTGGGTCGAGCGCGACAATCACTTCATCTGCTGGGCGAACTCACTCGAGCACGCCAAGCAGCAGATTGACCTCGTCGCCTAAAAGGAGCAGTCATGAGTTCATCACTTCTTCACGGCAAGTCACGCCTCGTCACCTTCGACGCCTTGCACCGTCTGCCCACGCCCGAGTCGCTCGGCACCTCGCACAAGCCGGTCGCGCACTCGGTCCTGGTCGAGGCGCTGCGCGCCGAGGCTGACCGTCGCGGTTATCGTATTGAACGCGAGCAGTTCGCGCTCGATGCGAAGAACGCGAAGATGTTCGGCGTCATGGACCTCGTCTCCCGAGAGCGAGTCCTTTCCTTGCCGGAGGGGCTCGCTCTTGGTTTCCGCAACTCCACGAACCGCACGATGGCCATCAAAGGCGTCGCTGGAAACCGCGTCATGGTCTGCGACAATCTGACTCTGTCAGGCGACATGATTGCCTTGCAGCGCAAGAACACATCTGGCCTGGACCTGAGTGCGGCGATGGAAGCCGGGTTCGCCAAGTTCCTGCAGCACGCCACGACGCTCGATCGGCACATCGCGCGTCTGCAGGCGAAGGCGATCACGGACATGGAGGCGAAGGAGATCGTCTTCGATGTCTTCGCGCAGCAACTCCTGCCGATTCGCCTCTTCGACTACGTCTCGCAATTCTACTTCTATCCCGCAGGCGACATGACCGACTGTCTGCCGCGCACTGCCTACGGTCTCTTTAACGCCTTCACCCGGTCGGTCAAGGCGTTGAATCCGCTGCGCGCCTGGTCGGCGACCGTGGCGCTCGGCCATCAATTCGGCCTGCACTCTGCGCCTCCGTCAGGCGCAGAGTCACCCACGATCATCGATACCACGGCCGTCATCGTCTGAACGAAGTCTCAAAAAGCAACGCTTTTCTTAAGGAAAAGCGTTGCTTGCTTTCCGTTTTTAGGTGAGCCAAGCTGACGGACATGGCGCACATCAAAGACGACGGCAGCGCGGAAACTGGACCTCAGCGCAGCGAAGGAACTGATCGCACGACGCGGCGGTTTCGTCGCCGCCTGCAAGGCATAGGAGCAAACATGAGCCTGCAATCCGGACAAGTCATTCGATACGACAATTCACTCTGGCGCGTTGACTATGTCAATGAATGCCGCGCTCGCATCATTCCGCTGGTCAAGCGCCACGTCACGCTGGCCGACGGTCGCGAATTTGAGAGCGAGCAGCGCGGAGTGAACATCTCGGCGAACGCCGAGGTCGCACTGGTCGACAACATCGACGCCGAGCGCACGCGCCTCGAGTTGGCGCAGGCGGAAGCGGAGCTGGCCGCAGCGAAGCGCGAGTTGGAAGCCGAGACACGGCGTCTGGCGCAGGCCGAAACCGCCCATGCGCCGAAGGCCGAACCCGCGAAGAACAAGCCCCAGGCAGCCCAAGCCTACGCCAAGCCCATGCCCTCGGGCGGCATCGGCTGGCGCCTCGGCTCGGCCCAACCGGAGCATCTGCGCGAAGGCTCCTTGAAGCGCTGGGTTTTCGACTTCGTTGCTGCCCACCCTGGGCAGACGACGAAGACCGTCGCCGAAGGCGTGAAGGCCTCGAAGGCGAACGCCAGCGCGGTCGCGGCCTGCCTTGACCGGTTTCGGAAGATCAATGTGTTGAAAAAGGATTAACCATGCCACGCATCGCCTACATCGACAAGCGTCTCAGCGCTAACAAGCTGAAAGTCATCGCCACGGCCAACGCTATCATCACCGAGTATCGACAGAAGGGTTTCGTGCTGACGCTGCGCCAACTCTACTATCAGTTCGTAGCACGAGACTTGATTGCGAACAACCAGCAGGAGTACGCGAAACTCGGCGGCATCATCAACGACGGGCGTATGGTGGGCCTCATCGACTGGAACGACATCATCGACCGCACGCGGAATGTCCGTGAGGTTCCACATTGGTCAAATCCAACGCAGATTGTGAATGCTGTCGCTACTCAGTTTCGTATCGACAAGTGGTCCACGCAGCCGTATCGTATTGAAGTGTGGATCGAGAAAGACGCACTCGCTGGGGTCGTCGAAAGAGTCTGCACCGATCTCGACATTCCCTACTTCTCATGTCGCGGTTACACCTCACAGTCAGAGATGTGGGTGGGTGCAATGCGAATGAAAAGTTACTTCAAGGCTGGTCAGACGCCGATGGTCCTGCACTTCGGTGATCATGATCCGTCTGGCAAAGACATGTCTCGCGACATTCTCGAGCGCATCGAACTGTTCATGGGTGGTATCGAGTTTCAGCGTCTCGCGCTCAACTGGGACCAGATCGAAGAGTACCAACCACCACCGAACCCAGCGAAGATTTCCGACAGTCGCGCGAAGGCATACATCGCTGAGTTTGGTGATGACAGTTGGGAGCTCGATGCGTTGGAACCAGAAGTCATTGTCGGATTGATTCAAACGACCGTTGAGTCCCTGCGCGACGAAGATCGGTGGGTCGAAAAGGTCGCCGAGGAGGATGTTCACCGGACCTTACTGCGTGCCACATCCGACCGCTGGCAGGAGGTCGTTGACCTACTTCAGTCCTAGAAAGCAACGTATTTCCTAAGAAAAGAGCCGCTTGCTTTCCGATTTTAGAAGGCGCAAGCTGACGGACATGGACATGACGAACGCGACGGCGACGCGGACCGACGCAGAACTTCTAAAGATGACGCCTTCGGCCATCGCGAAAGAATACCGCGCCCTGGTCGCTTGGGTCCGCGCGCAGCCGGAACAATTTCAGCATCTCTACGGCGCGCAGCAGAAGCGCTACCTCGCAGCCTGGCAGGTCGCGCTCGAGGATTCTGGGAGGAGATCATGATTTCCATCGAAACCATCGCCGCCGAAGAACTGGCGCGCATCAAACCGGAGATGACCGCGCACGAGTGGTTCACTCTGCAGCAGGTCATTCTGAGCGCACTCCGTCGCGCCGCGCTGCGCGGCAGGCACGAGGAAGAGTAAGTGATTCGCGGCATCACGCCAGGCTTGCCGACCGACGCGCGCGACCACAAGGCGTGGCTCGAGCACTGGGGCAAGCAATTGGTGGCCGCGATTCGGGACGCGCAGGCGCATCCCGAACACGAATCGCATGACGATTTCCGCTTGCGCTATGCGATCAGTTGTGCAAGGATCGCTCACGGACGAGCGATGAAGGTGAAGCCGAGTCTGAAGATTCGAGCCTGATTCCCAGGCCGATGATGCCCGAAGGAGCAGAGACCATGAGCAAGAAATCCGGAGCCAACGCCGCGCCGAAAAGCAAGAAGAATCAGCCGAAGGCCGAGCCGAAAAGCGACCTCGGAACGATTTCCGATTTCATCCTCGGCCGCGAAGATTCCGCTTCCCAACCGCAGCCTGATCCGATAACGTCGAACGAGAAAGCGGAGCCCACGGCGCATGACGCGCCATCGGCACCGCCAAACGCGGCAATCAAGCCGCCATTCATCAAGGATCAGAACATGACTCTCAACTTCAAGTCCCTCGACAAGCGCGGTCGCAATGCCATCTATACCGGCGCAGCGGTCTCGATGCGTTTCCCGGTCGGCGCCTTCCCGAACAAGACCGCGCCTCCGACCCTCGAGTTCGCCGACGGCTCCTTCGCCGGACCGAAGGGTCCCAAGCCGCCGATGACGGCCGAAGAGCGCAAGGCGGCTCGCAAGGCGGCTCCGAAGCTCACGCTGGCGGAGAAGGTCGCGAAGGCCGAAGAGCGCACCGCGAAGCTGCGCGAAAAGCTCGCGGCGGACGCGGCCAAGGCGTCGGCGCCTGCGCCGGAGGGGACGGCCATCCAGCCGAGTCTCTAACGCCACGCTCAAGGCACGACAGACGGTCCAGCGGCCGACCCAAAACCGGGTCGGCCGTTGGCCGTCCTGGGCCATAAAAGCCTAATGAAACTGGGGCTTGCTTCTGCATTTTAGATAACCTAAGCTCTGGTCATGGCGAAACGAACGACGGCGACGGAGCGCATCGAAGACATCGCCGTGCAGGTTTTGAGTCGCATGGACACCAAAGGCGAGACCGTCGAGCAAGCCTTTGAGGCGGTCACCGGCGGCAACGACCGACGACTTCTTTCCAAGGTCGCCGCGAATCTTCGCGGCGAGTAAGGCAGATGCCCCGATGATGGGCAGGAGCAACGCAGATGACGCACATTCGTAAGGCAATGCCGCACAAAGGCGGCAACAGTTTCTACCGCGACAAGAACGACTACACGAGATTCGCACTGACGCTCTGCGGAGCGCCTGTCACGGATCAGGACGTTGATCTTCGCACGGCGACCACGAAAAAGTTCAAGGCTGGCAACTGGCCCGTTTGCGCGGATTGCACGAAGGCGGCAGCATGAAGCGCCGCACCGACGACACGCCTTCGCTCTTCGATCCGCCGATGCCGATCGTCGCTCCTGAACCGACAGAGTCGGACTGGCGCGAGGTGCCGCAACCACTTTTCCTCTCCTGGTCGCCGCTTATGCAATGGGCCTACTGCCGCGACCGGGATCTCGATTCCGCGATGTTTGCCGAGTCGCACGACATGGCGGTCTTCTTCATGGCGCGCGCTGAGATGTATCGGCAGATGATTGAAGGTGCAATGTGAGGCTGTTCCCTGGCCTCACATTCAGCTGGCGTCGCGCCGTCGGCCTCTCGGCGCTCAAGGGCAGGCTCTCGCGCCGCGTCGGCATTCCGTTGACGCGCAGCGGCCTGGAGCGCAAGGTCGGGCGCGCTGTCCTGCGCGCGGTGTTCGGGAGGAAAGCATGACATACCACGTCCGCTTCCGCGTCTACTCGACCAACGCCGTCAAGGAGCGCAGCTTCGACACGGCGCTCGCGCGCACGCTCTTCGTCATTGGCCTGGAAAGCAACGGCCTAGCTACCGTCATCGAGGAGTGGACCGATGTGCGTTGCTGCGACGGCAACGACCCTGCCTGCCCGACGCACGTCGTCGCCGCGAGCAACGCGCGACAGAACGAGAGGATGCGATGAACCACCTCTGCCCAGACTGCGGCGAACCGCTCGACGTCGTCGACCTCGGCGTGCGCAGCAAGGTCCGCTGTCCAGACTGCGGCTGGCATCCGGAGGTCCGCCGCAGGCCGACGCGCCAGGAGCGTCTCGAAGCGCAGGCCGACGCAGGCTACGACACGTTGGACTGGGAGGAGCGATGAAGGTCGCCGACCACGTCTACGTGCCCTGCCAGGCGCGCGGCGTTCCGCTCTGCTTGAACCCTGCTGGATTCGACCGCTGTCATAAGAACGGCTGCGGCCTGCCGCGTGAGGCGCATCCGGTGTGCACGTGCCTGAGCATCGGCCGCGACCCGCTCTGCTGGTTTCACGGCGATCGAGACAAGGAGCTATCATGAGCACGCCCGAACTGAGAATCGACAGCGACTACGACCGCTACTTCGAACGCCTCGTCGACGGCTGGATCATGCGGAAGCGCGATGCAGGCACGCCGTTCAACCATCGATACGTCCGCGTAACCGCAGGTCCGTATCGAGCGTCGGCCGTGTCGTACGAGAGCGCGAACGGCATCCTGCACCTGGACTTTTATTCCGCCCTGCGCACCGGCTTCGGCAGCCTGTCGGCCGACGACGTCGCGGGCATCGTGGAGTTGCTGTGATCGCTCTTGCACCTGCGCCGAACACGTCCAAGCTGTGGATGGCCGCGCTCGAAGGTCAGCTCGCGGCGACGAATCTCCTCGAATGGATTCAACGCGTCGAATTGAAAGCAGACCTCACGGAGACGTTCAAGGACCGCTGGCAGGCCGATGAAGTGCTGCTCAAGCACGCCGTGCCCCTTCTCGTGGAGCGTCGAACCGATTCAGGCGACGCTCGCGTCGAGCAGGTCGGTGCCGAACGACACGCTGCTCAACGCGTGGAACCTCGACACGAACGCTGCGTGGTGGTGGTTCGACGAATCGCTGCCCTTTCAGACGGTCAGTCGCGTGCACGAAGAAGCCAGTCCAGAGATGAACGCGCTCGCCGCGAAGACCGGCATTCGTGCGCTGCTCTTCGGGTGGTTTTACGCGCAGGCCGAGACGGTGACCATCCCGAAAGGCTCGCCGTTCGGCGCGTTCGAGCGCGTGCTCGACAAAGGCATGCCCTTCGTGCGTGAACTGGGCATCTCATGCTGGATCGACGATGCGATGCGGCAGTTTCAGGTGACGCCGTCGCAGACCTTCACGTGGCACGAGGGCGAGACGCTCGACGCGATGCTTGCGCGCGTGCGTCGCACTCACATCGCGATCTACGGACCAGGCGGACGCTTCGAACACGCACCGCAGGTCGGTCTCGACGTTTTCATGGCGGCAACCGAAGGCATCGCACGCTTCGTGCTCTCTGCGATGGCCTGGCTCGGACAGAAGGTGCTCGCGCAGGCCGACGGGCACGTCGAGCGCCACCGCCGCAAGGAGTTCGCACGCAAGGTGCGACCACTCGATGCTGTTAAGGTCGTGTCGCTGCGGCGCGTCGAGCATGCGCCGCGCAATGTCGAATCGAGCGAGCATCATCGCGAGTATGCTTGCCGCTTTCAGGTCGACGGGCACTGGCGCAACCAGGCGTGCGGACCGAAGCACGGCGACCGCAGGCTGACGTGGGTGACGCCGCACATGAAGGGCGACGTCGACAAGCCGCTGCGCGTGCCGCAGCACAAGGTCTATAAGGTGAATCGGTGATTGCTGACCCTATCATCATTGAGCACGAAGGCATCCTCGTCGTTCGCGACGATGTGTTATCAGGCGGCACGAAGCGACGTGCGATACATGCGCTCTTCAACCAAAACACTGAGTACGTCTATCCTTCGCCGGTGTATGGCTACGCGCAGGTTGCGCTCGCCTATGCCGCGCGTGACTACGGCAAGCGTGCCACGATCTTTTGCGCCAAGCGAAAGGTGCATCATCCACTTACCATCGAAGCCGAAGAAGTGGGTGCGAAGATCATTGAGGTGCCGCACGGTTATCTGAACGTTGTCAAGTACCGAGCGCGAGATTATTGTGGGCAGACTGGTGCGACCTTGTTGCCCTTCGGTCTCGACGACCCACGCTTCATTCTGGCACTGGCTGACGTGGCGCGAGCCTTACCAGTCGTGCCGAAGGAAGTGTGGTCGATCGTCGGCAGCGGTGTGCTCTCTCGAGCCTTGCAGTTGGCGTGGCCTGACGCGACCTTCTACGGCGTGCGCGTCGGTGCGGAGCCGGACGCTGGCCACGCGATAGTCTATACCGCGCCAGAGTTATACGAGCACGACGCTCGAGAGCTGCCGCCGTTTCCGAGTTGCAAGAATTATGACGCGAAGGCGTGGCGTTTCATCAAGCGGCATGCGACGCCTGGAGCGCTGTTTTGGAATGTAGCAAAATGAATGGTCTTGTTATCTACCGTGACGATCAGCAGTACGAAGTCTGGTGTGGGGTCGATGATGGCGACAACATCATCAACGCTCACATTATCGGAACCGGTCCAACGCGCGATGAGGCCGTCGCTGAGGCGGTTCAACATCTTGAATCTGCCCTTGAAGCGTTACAATCGCCGCATGGTGTCGTGCAAGAAGTCGACGTTCGCTCATTGGAAGCGCGGTCTAAATGACTGACTTCGACAATCAATCCGACCGCTCTGCACTCCGCGAGTCGATGACCGAGGAGGAATGGGCCGCGCTGAAGGCGGCAGAGCCTGGTGGAGGTGGTGGGCCGAACAGTAAGTACTTCGGTGCCAGGAAGCAGGACTTTCACCTTCTTGGCACCGACCTATTCGGCGAAGAAATCAAGCAAGACGCCACCGGAAAGATACGCGAAAAATTCGAGTTTCCACCCTTCACCGTACTCAACGCCCGTGAGGGTCCGTGGCAGGAACGCAAGCGTGCGTGGCTCGCCTGCGGCATCCAGAGCGAAGTCGGTCGCGGTGAGAACCTGCTGAAGATGTCCGACACGCTGCTCGAGCCGGACCCAGAGAAGCGTGCGGAGATGCAGGCGGCTCGAGAGACGGCAGACCTGCGCGGCGGTCTGACGCATCGCGTCACGAATGATGCGTATCGAAAAGGCGATTCACCGACCGACGTTCGCGACAATATGGCCTTTCGCATGACGCCAGCGGCGTCAGAAAAATACAAAGAGGAAGACGGCTGGCAAAAGACCGGTCTGACCTTCGCATCCGGCTCACCGCGTCGTGACGAGGTCTCACTCAAACTTCAAGAGACATCCTCGGGCACCTCGATCTTCGACCCCGTACTCACTGAACTCTGCTACAAATGGTTCTGCCCACCAGGCGGCATGATCGTCGACCCGTTTGCAGGTGGCTCGGTGCGCGGTATCGTCGCCGGTCTGCTCGGATTCCAATACCATGGTATCGACCTGCGACCGGAGCAGATTGCTGCGAACGAAGCGCAACGCCAGATGATCTGTCCGGACGCTCCGATCAACTGGGTGGTCGGTGATAGCAACGAGAAATTGAAGGACGCACCCGAGGCTGACTTTATCTTCTCCTGCCCACCCTATGGCGACCTCGAGCAATACAGCGACGACCCGAGCGATCTCTCGGCGATGACGTGGGAGAAGTTCGTGGGTCTTTATCGCTCGATCATCCGGCGCTCAGTGGAGCGGTTGAAGCCGAACCGATTCGCCTGCTTCGTCATCGGTGAATATCGTGATAAGCAGACCGGGTTGTATCGCGGGTTCGTTCCGCTGACCTGCGCGTCGTTCATGGCAGCAGGCGCGTCGCTCTACAATGAAGCGATTCTGATAACGGCGGTCGGTAGCCTGCCGATTCGAGTGACAAAGCAGTTTGAAACATCGCGTAAGTTAGGAAAGACGCACCAGAACGTCATTATTTGCGTCAAAGGCGACCCAAAGCTCGCGGCCGAGGCGATAGCGGGCACATCTACAACTTCGGCCGTTAAACGCCCGCCTAGCCCCGAGCCGAAGGCATCCTCGGGCGTGGATGCCGTCGTAGTAAATGCTGGCGACCCACCACCTAACGGTGGCGGATCGCTGGCGCAGTTCCTCGGCATGCAGCAGCCACGCACCGACCCGACGTGGAAGGCGCAGGAACCGCCGTCGCTGGATGGCATCAACGAGATCATCTTGAACTTCGCGACGGACGGTTTGAACTGGGCCAGTGGCGCGAAGCCGGTGGGCGTCACGGTGAGTACGCTTGACGGCCGCATGACGCGGTTCTTGCCATTCGCTTTTGCTGGCGGCAATCTCGACGAGCCGACGATTAAGCGATGGGCTGAACGTGAACTTCGTGGAAAAAAGATCATCAACGCAAAGATGAAGTTTGATGTACATCACGCGCGTGGGTGGGGCATCGACCTAGAGGCGCAAGGCTGCACGTTCAGCGACATTCAACACACAGCCGCGCTGCTCGACGATCATCGCAAGCGCTTTAAGATTGATGTACTTGCTGAAGACTACTTGCCTTCACTCAGGATCGTCCCACGTGTGGATGAATCGCGTCACGCGACCTACCACGCAAGCGAAGTAGCCGCACGTGAAATTTTCACAGCGCAACTGGTGGGAAAACTTCGTGATGTGATGTATCCACAGATCGATGCACAAGAACTCCGCGATGTTCAGGAGTTAGAAGACGCCGTCATACCTTGCGTCGTCGAGATGGAGAAGAACGGGTCGCCGATCGACATGGACCTGCTCGAACAGTTTCAACGCGACTATCTCGTTAAATATGAGAGCCTCATGTACGAGGTGTCACAAGAAGCAGGGTTCGCCTTCGAGCACACGGCCAGCGGCTGGAAGCGCCTGCTCGAGCACCTCGCGTTGCAGGTGCCCGACTCATTTGCCGAAGCGGAACTGAGCGAGATCAACCACCCGCTCGTGCGCAAGGGTCAGCGCGCGGCGCAGTATGCGTCGCTGAACAGCAAGATCTTCAAGGCATATCCTGAGCACATCACCGACGGCATTCTCCGCTACGACATCAATCAACTGGTCAGCGACGAAGGCGGCACGGTTAGCGGACGCTTCAGTATCGGGTTAGTCCAGCAAGTCCCTAATCACGATAATCACCATGTTGCGTTTGGCGACGACACGAGTGAGGCAGGAATTAAGAGTTGCGGCGGACTCTGCTCACTATTTCCGCGACGCTTATTTATTCCTGGTAGCGGCGACTATCTCGAAGCCGACGCCGCGCAGATCGAGTTTAGATTGCTGGTGCACTATTCTGGCAACGCCAAGTTGTTGCAGGCGTATGTTGATGATCCGAAGATGTCGTTTCATCGACAGATGCAAACGATGCTGCAGCAATACAAACCCGACATGCTCTACGCACACACGAAGAACTACAACTTCGCCGCGCAGTATGGCGCGCGCAGCATCAAGCTCGCCGTGATGATGGGATTCATCACCGAGAAGGAAGGCGAAGAGATACGCGTTGCAAAGCGCTGGAACGATCAACGTCTCAACTTGATTCATGAGATCGAGGCCGCCTACAAGAACGCGCACCCGGAAGCAGGGCAACTGCTCGATCGTGCGTCTCATCTCGCCAAGCCGGAGTGCGATAAGTATTGTCGTAAGGGCGACGAGCTACATCGTCAGTACCAGCATCGCGGCTACGTGAAGACGCTGCTCGGACGCCGCTCGCGCTTTCCGACGAACTACAAGACCTACATCGGTCTTAACCGAGTCCTACAAGGGGGCGGTGCCGACCTGATGAAAATGAAGCTAGTGGAGCTTCATAAGGAGCGAAAAGAGACCGGTTTCGTCATGCGGATCACGAACCATGATGCCGCGCTCGGTGATGCAACGCAGCCTGACACATTGGAAAAGGTCTCAACAATTCTCAATCGACAAAGTTATCCGACAAAAGTACCGATCATCTGGGAGTGTGGGACTGGCCGAACGTGGGCTGAGGCGAAATGATCATCCGAGCCGACGCTCGTTTATTACCACTCCGCGATGCTTGCGTGCAGTGCTGCGTGACGTCACCACCGTACTGGGGCTTACGTGATTATGGAAACAGTAATCAAATTGGTCTTGAGCCGACACCTGAAGCCTATGTCGCCAGCATCATGACCGTGTTTGCTGAAGTCTGGCGTGTACTGAGAAATGACGGAACTTGCTGGCTCAACCTCGGCGACTCGTATGGTTCGAAAGGTAACCGCAATGGCCTGAACGGATCAACACTTGCCGGAAAAACTTACGGTCGTGGATGTGATGCGACTAATCCAGAGCGAGAGCAATCAACAGGTCTCACATCAAAACAGTTAGTTGGCGTTCCCTGGAGAGTTGCCTTCGCTCTCCAAGCGACAGGATGGTATCTTCGGTCGGACATTATCTGGGCGAAGACTAACCCGATGCCAGAGAGTGTGACTGATCGGCCAACCAAGTCGCATGAGTATCTTTTTTTATTGACGAAGTCATCAACGTATTATTACGACACTGCAGCGATTGCAGAAAAGAGCAACCAAGGTACACGAAATAAACGTTCTGTGTGGACTATCAACTCACAACCATATTCAGGCGCTCACTTCGCCACTATGCCCGAGGCGCTCATCGAGCCGTGCATCCTTGCTGGTTCCCGTATTGGTGATTTAGTATTTGATCCATTTTTAGGCAGCGGGACCGTCGGTCTGGTCGCCGAGAATAACGGCAGGCGATGGGTCGGAACGGACTTGACCTATCAAAAGTTGTCAAAAAATCGAACGGCTCAACGAAGTCTATTATCTGCTTTCCCTGAGGCCTTCGAATGATCGAACCAATCGATCCACCTATCATGTCGCTACCGATCTGGCAGGAGGCGAAGGCGCACCTCTCGCCTCAGAAGAATGCAAGTAAGCCGCGCGGACACTTCAACTTCCGCATGTCGATACCTGAGGGTTTGCGATGTCGGCTCTTGAAGTTAGAGACGCCGTGTTGCAAATGTGGAAAGTTGATGAACCCAGTTCGTGGCCATCGCAATAACAACAAAGTGCTTTCCTTGCACGTCTCTGGTCCACGCTCGAACGGCCATCAATGGTGCAGCTATGGCAACGAAGCGAAGGCTCAAATCATCGCACTGCAACTCGAAGTGGGGCAAGGTGGTGAAACTATTCGCGTGCAAAAGGCCAAAGAAGACCGTCGGCAGCAGCGGTTTGCCTTCAAAGAATAGCTTGACTTTGAATTTTAGTATCAACTAAGATAGGGCAGGCTGATGTCAGTCATCAAACGAGAAGGCGAATTGAAAAGTGAGTTTACGCAGGAGATGAGACGCTCACTGCCATCCTTTTTAATTCAACTATTCGCGACTCCTGGTGCTCCAGATAGATTGATCGCTGGCTATGGTCGCATGACGACGTGGGAGTTTAAGCACGCGACGCCTGACTTTGACTCACCTGGCCTTCAAGAGTTGACGTGCATGCGCCTGGCGCAGGCTGGCCACTGTCGATATGTCATCTGGTATGAGACGCGGCAGGGGACTGGACAACGAACGCTCATTGTTCATCCAAAGAGAGTCTATGACAAGTCATTAGTTCACGAAGAGGCTTGCTTCGGATTTGACCATCGCTGGCTTGTCGAGCAAGTTTGGAGAGCGCACACAGTATGAATTTAACCGTCAACTCACAAGTACTCGCGCAGGAGCTTCGACTGTTGAGCAAAATAGCTCCGGAGAAGCCCGCGATCGCCATTCTCTCGAACATTTTGCTGCAGGCCGAGGATGAACTGCATCTGACTGCGACAAACCTCGAAGTGGGTCTGCACACTGAGTGCCCTGCTTCAGTCACGCAGTCTGGTGCCGTAACGTTGCCCGCCAAAAAGATGTTGGACCTTCTCGAGCAGTTACCCGATGCCGACGTCAAAATCATACAAGACCGTAGTCACGTCTATGTCACTTGCGGTGCTTTTAAATCGCGTATACAGACCTTACCCGCCGACGACTTTCCGGTATTGCCGACGGTCGATGGGCAAGTTACTACACTATCTGCAACTACGCTACGGTCACTCATCGATCGTACCGTCTATGCGATTGCCGACCGAGCGAATAAATACACGCTTGACGGATCGCTCCTATCACTTGTTGATGGAGTGATGGCGATGGTCGCAACCGATGGCAAGCGTCTTTCACTGGCGACATCAGCACGACCTTCGGGTTCTACGGGTTCGCTCATTATCCCAAGCAAGACCCTCGAGATCTTGACGGCGTTCTTGACTGACGAGGATGTCGAATTCTCACAAACCGACCGGCATCTCTTTTTTCAGGTCGGCCACCGCGTCTTGTTCTCTCGGATGCTCGACGGAAAGTTCCCAAACTACGAGGGGATTATCCCGCGAGCGAATACGAATATCGCAACAGTTGAGCGCGCTCCGTTGATGGCAGCATTGAAGCGCGTGCTCCTGATGTCGGAGGATAACAAGGCCATCAACTTTTCGTTCGCGCAAGGCATTGTCACACTGACTTCCTCGAGCGCCGTTATCGGAGAGGCCGATGAGCCAGTCGCCATGAGGTATGTTGGCGACGATCTGAAAGTCTGTGCAAACGGTAGCTACGTGCTGGATTTTCTAACCGCAGCAGTCGAGCAGACTGTCACGATTGCATTGAAAGACCCGTCTAGCGCGATGCTGCTAACCGACGGGAACGAGTTCATCAACGTAGTAATGCTCATGAGGTCATAAGGTGAGAATAACTTACTGGTGGGCGCGCGTTGGATCAAACCCGAACGAATACGGGAGCTGGGTTCCAACTGGCTGCGTCAACAAAGTTGACGCAATCTGGTACATGAAGACGTATCCAGGGCAACGGACGGTGAAGGAGTGGCTGCAGCTATGAACGCTGAACGAGACGTTGACATTTGTCGACTCTATCTTGAAGGGTTGGCTGTGCGAGACTGTGCTGACCGATTTAGCATTAGTCGTCAACGTGTGCGACAGATCCTTCGCAAAGGGGGTATCTTGAAACGCGACGATCGTTTGGTCGATGTCAAATCAGACCGTGACGAGTTTCTCGGTATCAACATCTCTGAGGCTGATAAGACCGCCCTTCGTGAGGAAGCGGCACGACGCGGCATCTCGATGTCCGCGCTGACGGCCGACCTGATCAAGGACATGCTGAAGGAGGTACGAGCGTGAACGCGAAGTACTTAGACCATCCATTCAACGCTCAAGCGTTTCGAGTGCACCGCGCAAACGAGAAGTGGTGGATCGACATCAACACCGGCGAACCCCTGCAGCGCAACGTCGGCGAACTGCTCATGCTCTGCGTCAGCGAGCTGGCCGAGGCGCTCGAAGGCCATCGCAAGAACCTGATGGACGACAAACTGCCAGAGCGCAAGATGTTCGAGGTCGAACTTGCCGACTGCGTCATTCGCATCCTCGACATCGCGGGCGGTCTCGGACTCGACCTCGGCGGCGCCTATGAGGAAAAGATGGCTTACAACGCGCAGCGCGCAGACCACAAGGTCGAAAACCGCTTGAAGGCAGAGGGGAAGAAATACTGATGAAGGTTTACGTCGCCGCGCCGTATCCAATTCGCGACTTAGCGATCTATGTCATGCGTGCGCTTGAAGAGCACGGACACGAGGTGACGAGTCGCTGGCTTAAAGCACTCGACGAACTCACTGACGAGCATGCACGCAAGGACATGGAAGACGTTGCGTCGGCCGACGTGCTGCTTGCGATGAATCCCGATGGCTGGGAGAACATCGGTACCGGCGGTCGCCACGTCGAGTTCGGCTACGCGCTTGCGCTCGGCAAGCGCGTCGTACTCATCGGACAACGCTCGAACATGTTCCACTATCTGAATCAAGTCACGGTCGTCGACACGCTGGAGGAAGCGCTCGCATGGCTAACAAACCTTGCCCCAAGTGCGGTGCGGTGAAGTGGTGGTGGCGCGACGAAACCGGATGCAGCATGTGCGTAAAAGGATCTGGTGGCGCGTGATCGTGCTGCGAGGCGAAGTCATCGTCTGGATGGACCGACGGTTTTCGACGAAGTGGCGTGCGGCAGAACATGCGCGCAGCGTCGACGGCAGCGTCGTCAGGGTGAAGCATGAGCGAATCTAAGGTCGAGCGCGAGCGCCGGCAGCAGAAGGAACTCCGCGACAAGTATCTCGCCGTCGCGAAACGCCAATATTTGTCGCAGACCGAAGGTGGATGTGGATTGAAGATCCCCAACGGCGCGAACGTCCACGTCATGCAGGACGGAGGCGCGTGGGTCGAGGCGACGATTTGGGTGTCGAAGGAGGCGATCGAGTGACCACGAAGCAAGAGCGCCGATGGCTCGCCATGCTCATCCTGCTCGCGATGCCCGACCCGCCCGAGCTGCGTCGCGGCTATCGCTACACCTGCGCGCGCGACCAGCGTCGCGACGCGGAGGTCATCAAGCGCGACCTCGCGACCGCCTACGTCGCGCACCGCAGGCAGGAGTGGGCCGACGGCGACATCTCGACCATCGTCTCGGTGCGCAGGCTGCGGATCGTGAGGAGGGCGTGAAAGACCATTCGCCGATAGACCAGCAGTGGATCAAGCACTACTGCGACGAGTTCTTGAAAGTCGCGCAGATGATACCCGAGGGCACCTTCCGCGACGCCGTGCTTCGACGCGTCGAGTGCGTGATGGACCTGCTCGAAGCTTGGCAGAAGAGAAACGAGCCGAAGGCATGATGCTCCACCAGCTCCTCGCGCTCACGCGTCCGCTCATCGTGCCCGACGTCGAGACGACCGGCCTCGACGCGAAGGACGCGCGCATCATCGAGATCGGGTTCCAGGTCTGGACCTCCGATGGGCTGCAGAAGGAGTGGCGCTCGCTCGTGAATCCCGGCGTGCCCATCTCGCCGGAGACGACGAAGGTGCACGGCATCAGCGACTATGCGATAAAGATGTGTCGTGAATGTGGTTTCGACAACGCATCACACGTCGGTAATGCGTCCGAGCGTGGACATGCGTTCAAGCCATGGCCCACGTTCGCGCAACTGGCGCCGAACCTCGCGAAGGGGTTCACCGGCTGCGACTTCGCGGGCAAGAACGTCCGCTACGACCTGAAGATGTTCGCGTCCGAGTTCGCGCGCGCGGGCGTCGCGTGGTCCTACCTCGGCGCGCGCATCATCGACGCCGACCGACTGGAGCAGCTCGGCGAGCCGCGCACGCTGTCGAGCCTCTATCGCAAGCACGTCGACAAGGAGCCGGAAGACGCGCACCAGGCGCTCGCCGACGTGCGCATGACGACCGAAGTCATCGCCGCGCAGCTCAGGAAGTACCAAACACTGCCGCGCGACCTCGACCTGCTGCACGCGGCGCAGTGGCCTGGGCGGATCGACCCGGACGGCAAGTTCAAGTTCGTCGACGGTGTCGCGTGCTTCGCCAACTGGGGCAAGCACGCAGGCAAGCGGATGGACGACCCGTCGGTGAACCTGCGCGACCGACGCGGCGAGAACTACTGGGACTTCATCCTGAAATCGGACTTCTCGCCCGACGTCAAGACGCTCGCGCGCGACGCGAAGTTCGGCAGGTTCCCGGAGGCGAAGTGATGCATGAGAACGACGCAGACAAAGATCGCGGTCTATACCACAAGTTCGACGTAACGCGGACAGATGGCAGCTCGGCTCCGGGAGGAAAGCACGAGAACTGTCGGTACTTCGTGCTCGACCTCGACCACGATCCGTTCGCCGATGAATGCTTGCGGATCTACGCACAACAGTGTCGACGGAATTTTCCGACATTAGCCGACGACATCACCAGCATTCGTATCGCAAAGAGAATGGAATAAAAAATGAAAGTCACGCGCCTGCAGGCCAGCAACATACTCAGACTCGTCGCCGTCGACATCAAGCCGGAAGGTGCGCTCGTCACGATCGGCGGCAAGAACGGTGCTGGAAAATCCAGCGCCATGAACAGCATCGCGATGGCGCTAGGCGGTCAGGCGCTCTGCCCTACCGAACCGATTCGCACCGGCGAGAGCGACGCCGAGATTCGCGTCGACTTCGACACGGACCTCGTGGTCACGAGGAAGTTCAGTCGCGAGCGCGTTCCGTGTTCGTGTGCATCTTTCAGCACACCGAACGCGAAGAGCGAAGATGCTTCGTTGCACGCTGATACGTGCAACTGGCGAAACAAAGTGTTCGGCGAAACGAAGTCCACCCTCATCGTCGCGAACAAAGCGGGCGCGAAATACCCGTCGCCGCAGGCGCTGCTCGACCGACTCGTCGGCAGGCTCGCATTCGACCCTCTCGCGTTCAAGGACGACAAGGACCAGGCGACGACGCTGCGCAGGCTCGTGAACCTCGACGTCAGCGCGTTCGACAAGGCGCGCGCCGATGCTGCCGCCGGACGCGCGATGCAAAAGAAAACGCTGGCGATCAAGCAGGCGCAGCTCGCCGCTATGCCGAAACACGAAGGCGTGCCCGACGCAGAGACGCCGATCACGACCGAGAAGCTGGTCGAAGCCGAGCGGCTGCGAAAGCTGGCGGAGGAGGCCGAGCGCGCTGAAGTGCGCGCATCGGATCAACACAGTACGGCGTTGAGACAAGCCGATTCGTATCGCGATCAGATCCTCGCACTCGAAACGAAGATCCAAGAACTATCCGACAAGCGCAGAAACGCTGAAGCCGTGACGTCTGCTGCACTGCGCGCACTCGACGCAGCGAAGATCACCGCCGAAGCCGCTCGTGCCGTCGTGCCCGACGTGACGGCCATCAGCGCGGAGTTGGCCGCAACCGAAGCGACGAACGCGAAGGTGCGCGCGAACCAACGGCACGCCGAAGCCGAGACCGAGGTCAAGAAGATCGAGGCCGACGTCGCTGCATACCAGAAGCTCGTCGACGAGGCCGACCGAGGCAAGCAGCAGGCGCTCGACGGCGTGCAGTTCCCGGTCGACGGACTCGGACTCTCGGACGTCGGCGTCACCTTCGGCGGCATCCCGTTCGCGCAGGCGGCGACGAACGAGCAGCTCCGCGTCAGCGTCGCGATCGGCCTGGCGTTGAACCCGACGCTGAAGGTCCTGCTCATTCGCAACGGCAACGTGCTCGACGAAGACTCGCTGGCGCTCGTCGCGAAGCAAGCCGAAGACGCTGGCGCGCAGATCTGGGTCGAGTGGGTGGCGAAGGATAAGAACGAAGTGCAGGTGTTCATCGAGGATGGTCATGTCGCTTGATCAACCGAACGAGTACGAACATCTCATCGAAGCCTACGCGGAAGCCGTGCGAAGAGAACACAGCACGCGTATCGCCGCTGAACAGGCTGCTGCCGATCACGAGCGTGCGAAGATCGTCAGGCAGTCCGCGTGGAAACGCGTGAGCGCGCTGGTGCCCGAGAAGATCAAGCCGGGCATCTATCGTCTTCACAAAGGACACGCCGTGCTCATCGAGGCCGTGCTCATCGAGGAGCACCACGATTACCCAGAAGTATTTCCGATGTTTCGATAGATGATTTCTTGGTGCTGCGAATCTGAGTGTTTCGTCGTCGATGGTTGGTGGGTCTGCAAAGCCTGTGGAGGAAAGAAGATGATGTCTGTCGACGAATGCCCCGACTGCGGCGCAGCGATGGTGCAGCGCGCGAACCGAAAGACTGGCGATCAGTTCTGGGGCTGCAGCAACTTCCCAAACTGCACCGGCACGCGACAGTCCGACGGCGCCGACAAGCCGATCGACGACACTCTGCCTAGCGGCAGGATGCGCGACCGCGACTCGCGCCGATGGGAGCGAGAATGAGCGTCCGCTGCATGTGCGGCGGCTTGCTCGACTACGTCTACGCGTGCTGGTGGCGATGCCGCGAGTGCGCGGACTGGGTGAAGAGATGGTAACGTACCGACAGTTCGTCCTGCACGCCGACGGTGGATTCGAACTCACCTGCTGGCTGAAAGACAGTCCGCGACTCATGCGCGGCGTCAGGCTGACGTTGAAGGACGACCCGCACCCACCACGAATGGTATATCTGGGAACGCTATGCGACGACGTTCGACGCGCCCCCGGAGCGCAGGTGGCAGGTGGGAGGGCTGCTGTGAATCTCGACTTCTCCCGCTGCCGCCCGGTTCCGCTCGCCGACGGCACGATGTCTGGCGTGAAGGAGCACGTCAAAGTCGGAGTGCGAGCACTTTGCGAGCACTCGTACTTCTTCTTGACAGACGAGATGGGCGCGATGAAGTCCGCGCAAGTCATCATCGCCGCGCAGTTCTTGTTCGAGGCAGGCGTCATCGACAAGGTGCTCGTCGTCGCGCCCGCGAGCGTGCGCGGCGTGTGGTTCGACCCGGAACTGGGCGAGCTGCAGAAGCACCTGTTCGTGCAGAGCAGCGTGACCGAATACCACGCGCGCATACGCGACTGGCTCTTCACGTCGCCGGACATCACGAAACAAGTCAAGAAGCTCGAATGGATCGTCACGAACTACGAGTTCATCGCCTCGAAGAAGCGCCTCGATGACCTGCTGCCGTTCTGCACGTCGAAGACGCTGCTCGTGCTCGACGAGAGCGCCTACGTCAAGACCTACGACAGCGCGCGCACAAAGGCGTGCTTCCAGCTCCGCGCGAAGTGCGGGCGCGTCGTGCTGCTGAACGGCACGCCCATCGCGCACAGTCCGCTGGACCTGTTCTCGCAGGGCAACATGCTCCACCCATCGGTACACGGACTGAAGTACATCACGCACTTCAAGTCGCACTATGCCGTCGAGCAGGCAGTCGTCGGCGCGAGCGGTCGCGCGCTGCACTCGCCGCGTGGACGGGAGATACGCACCATCGTCGGCTGGCGCGACCTCGACAAGCTCACGGCGAAGTTCGCGCCGTACGTGCTGCGCCGGTTGAAGCGCGATTGTCTCGACCTGCCCGAAGCGCTTCCACCGGTGACGTACGAAGTGCCGCTCACCGAGGCGACGTGGAAGATCTACAAAGACATGCGCGACGAAATGGTGACGTGGCTCAAGTCCGGCGACGTCGCCGTCAGCAGCACGGCCGCTATCAAAGCGCTGCGCCTGTCGCAGATCACGAGCGGGTTCCTCGGCGGCATCGAAGATGCGGGCGTCGAGGAGCAGGACAATAGCGCAGTGCTCGATCAACTAGTCTTAGGAGTGAACGATGGAAGCGCTGCCGATCTTGATTTGGTTGATTCTGATGGGACTCGTCGGGTTGGCTCTGACAGTCTACGGAGTAATCCACCGCCGCGACCTCTGAGCACAAGTCAAGCGATAGGCCGCGAAAAGCTCGACTTCGTGCTCGGCCTGCACCGCGAGTGGCTCGACGCGGACCCGAACCTCAAGTTGATCGTGTGGTGCAGGTTCCGCGCGGAGCTTGAGCGAATGATGCGTGATATTCGGTGCGCAACGCTGCGTTATCCGGTCATGATCGGAGAAATCCACGGCGGCCAGAAGCGCACGGATCGAGAGTCTGCCTTGAGACTTCTCGATCCGCGCACCGCGCCTCTCGGTCCGGTCTTCTTCGGCGGCACCTACGGCACCGGCGCGCTCGGCATCAACCTGACGGCCGCGCATACCGTCATCAACATGTCGTTCGACTACTCGCTCTGGAAAGCGCAGCAGACGGCCGCGCGCGTCGACCGCCCTGGGCAGGTGCACGCCGTGAACTACTTCGACGTCGTCGCGACCGGACCGAAGGGCCAGAAGACCATCGACCACGCGATCATCGCCGCACGCAGAGCGCGCGAAGACGTCGCGACGTGGACGACGAGCCGGTGGCTCGCGGCGATAACGGAGGAATGACGCATGAACATCACGCCGCCAGTCCTACGCGTCGACTCGTGGCTCGGCTACGCGGAGTTCATCGCGACGCTCATCGTCGCTCGCCTTGTCGCGGACTTGATCATCGACGTTTGGCGCGGAGTCCGGACGCGCGGTCGCAAGGGTCTGCCGTGGAAGACGCGACGCGACTTCGATGACGACCTGAAGCGCAGACGGACGCCGCACGAAGGATGAAACGATGTGCTACTGCACTCCCGAAATCAAGACGCCGTGCTGCGGCGAGAAGTGTCACGCCTTCCTCGGCGAGCAGGCGGCGCCGTGTCCCTGGCATGCGCCGTGGGTCGACAAGCCGAAGGGCGCTCTCGTCATGGCCGACATCCTGAAGATGATCGAAACGATACGGAACGACAAGAAGCTCGGACCGTTCACCATGCATCTGTACGACGCGACGCTGCGCGCGATTGGCTACGACCCGAACGACTATCCAGAGCTAGAAGGCGAACCAGGCGTGCGCGTCATCAGCGCGCAGACGACGAAGGATTGAGATGAGAATCCTCCGCATACTTCGACACCCGATTCGTTGGCTATTCGGTCAATGCTTCATCTGCGGACACTACATGCTGTTCGACGATCCGAAATTCATCGGCAACAAATACGGGTTCTGCTTCACGCACGGAAATGACGGGTGGAAATGATGCCGAGTATCAACGACTGGGCGGCGAGAGCCGCAGAACGCATCGCTGATGAACCTATCCTAAAGAAGCGTGACAAGCAGTGGGAGGAACGCGTCGCAGCCATCATCGCGACGTTCGCCGCGCCGATCCTGAAGTTGCTCGAGGAGTCGAGGCACGTTCATTACGAGTGCACGCGCGAAGGCGACGAAGAGAACACGACGCCGGACGACTGCACCTGTGGTGCCGACGAGTGGAACAAAAAGATCGATGAGGCGCTGCGATGACGCACACCTACGCCATTCTCGACGTCAGCAAGAAAACGTTCGACGAGATACGCGCGAAACTTGACGCGGCAGGTTACCAACACGCGTTCGACCGCGACGTGATCGACATGCACGGCATCGCGCTCCGAGCAAACGTCAAGTGCGACGGCAACCATGCAGAACCACGATGTGCGGACCCGGAGTGCTGGAATCAATGAGCGACGACGGCGTCTGCGATTTCTCCATCGACGGCGACTACGACGGAGACACGCCATCGTTCTTCGTCGAGAAGATCGTCGCGGCGCGCAAGTCGCACGCGTGCAACGAGTGCGGCAGCGTCATAGCGCCGCGCGAAAAGTACCGACGCGTCTCGGGTAAATGGGACGACGAGGTGCGGTCGTATTGCTTCTGCCTGCCGTGCGAAGAGACGGCAGGCGAGTTCTTCGAGTCGAACAGCTCGCGCACGTTCGGCACGCTCTGGGAAGAAATCGAAAACAACTGGGATCATGGCGCGCACCTGCAGGCGTGCCTCAATCGTTTGACGACGGTCGCCGCGAAAGAACACATGCGACGGCGCTGGATGCAGTGGAAAGGACTCGCTTGATGGAACCCATCGACCCGCGCATCGACCCGCGACTCGTGCCGCCCGGCAGCAAGGCGGTCGTCGTCGCCGAGCATCAGGACGAGTACCGCAACCTGCCGTCTATCGTAACGCCGCAGCGTTACGACGCAACGAACGGACGCGTCACGCGACCAAACGAAACGATCACGCGCTGGACGTTCACCGACGACGAGCGCAGGCGCATCGCGAAGGGCGAAGACCTCTACATCACCATCGTCGGCGTGCCGATCCGGCCGTTCTTCGCGACGGTCGGCGTCGTCGATTGGTCAAAATAAAGTTGACTTTTCCCAATTCGTTGCACTACGCTCGAGGGTCATGAAGCACCAAAATAACCGACCCACTCCGTGGACGCTTGTCACAAGTCGCTGCCTTTGCGGCCTGCGGAATGCCCTGCACTTCGATGCAGGCAACCGAAAACTCGAGTGTGACGAGGCCAGACGCAGGCATCCACGGGCCAGCAAACGAACGGCGAAACTTGCGGAATTGCTAGCAAAAAGCGCCAAAGTTTAGGGCTTGCTTCTGGATTTTAGGCAGGCTATCGTTAGGGACATGGCGACGACATACACGGTCAATCGAATGACGAAGCGCGGCACGATGAACTTGAACGCTGGAAGCCGCACCTGCTTCACCATCGAAGAGGCCAAAGAACTGCGCGATTTTATGGACGCCAAATACGGCGTCAAGCACGGTATCATGATCAAGCAAGACGGAAAATCGGCCGGTGAATACAAGGCTTGACATCAACTGACGGCTCGCATATCGTAGGTGAAGTCAAACGCGCTTCGGCGCACAACGCAGAAAGGTCCGATGATGACCAAGCATTTTGAGATTATCAAAACCGACGAAGGCTACGAAGTCCGCCAGACCAACAGCTACCTCAACGGCGCTACCCACTCCCAGATCGTCGCTCGCTACGCCGGGTTCGACGATGCGGTTGCTGACGTTCATCACCGCCAGCTGAACCTCCCGAAGGCGGTGCGCTAATGGCTGCCTTCACCCACGTCCCTTCCACCAAGCAGGTCGCGATCTTCGACTGGTTCGCGCACATCGAGATCGGGAAGCCGAAGCACCTCGTTGTCCGCGCTCGCGCAGGCACGGGCAAGACTTCGACCATCTGCGCCGCGCTTGCCTATGTCCCGAAGGGCGTATCGGTCTTGGTCTGCGCCTTCGGCAAAGACATCCAGCTCGAACTTGCAAGGCGCCTCGCCGACACGCCTGCTGTCGACGTGCGCACGATCCACTCTCTCGGCCTCGCGACCGTCAAGCGCTTCTGGCCCGATGTGAAAGTCGATTTCAAGACCAACGACCGCGAAACCGACCTCGCCGAGCGCGCTTGCGGCAGCCGAGCACCGGACGCGATCAAGAAGCTGGTCGCGAAACTCTGCACGAAAGGACGCCTCACTGCGCCGCACGCGCAGGTCGCCGACGACCTCGTCAACGTCGCGATCGAGTTCGAGTGCACGCCGGATGAGCAATGGGAGCGCGACGGTTTCGGCCTCGACTATGTCTGCCAGAAGGCGCTCGATGCGATGGTGCTCGCGGCCAGCGAGAAGCCGGTGCGCACGGGCATCGACGGCGCCGACATGCTCTACCTGCCGGTCCGCAACGGATGGCTGCGCAAGACCTACGACGTGGGCGTCGTCGACGAAGGGCAGGACATGAACGTCTGCCAGCTCGAGATCGTGCAAGGGCTCACGCGAAACAACTTCGTGACCGTCGGCGACGACCGGCAGGCGATCTACGCCTTCGCGGGTGCCGACTCCGGGTCACTCGATCGTCTGAAACGCCAGATGCAGGCCGACGAACTGCCGCTCAACGTCACCTACCGCTGCGGCAAAAGTATCGTCCGCGTCGCGCAAGGCTACGTGCCGGACTTCGAGGCAGGACCGGACAATGACGAAGGCGAAATTTTGGAACTGGGTGTCAATCTCGACGGACAGCCGAACGGCGAGACGCTCACTGGCGCAGCCGGACCTGGCGACTTCATCCTGAGCCGCGTCAACGCGCCGCTGGTCTCCATCGCCATGAAGCTCCTGCGCGCAGGCAAGCGCACGAAGATCGCCGGACGCGACATCGGCGACGGTCTGGTCTCCCTGGTGCGCAAACTGCGCGGTCGCTCGGTGCCTGACTTCCTCGCGAAGGTCGCATCATGGGAAGCGCGCGAAGTGGCACGCCTGCAGCCAGCGCTCGCGAAGGCAACGAACGGACGCAAGCGGACCATTGAGCAAAAAATCGAAGGCATTCACGACAAGGCCGAGATGCTCATCTCGCTCGCGGACGGAGCGCCAAGCGTCGACGAAATCGAGTCGCGCATCTCGGCACTCTTCACCGACGACGGACTCGGTGACAAGGGACTGATCGTCTGCAGCAGCGTGCACAAGGCGAAGGGCAAAGAAGCCGACCGCGTCTTCATCCTGCGCGACACGCTGCGCAGCGGCGGCGAAGAAGACAACATCGCCTATGTGGCGGTTACGCGCGCTAAGAAGACGCTGGTGTGGGTGAGCGATCAGAACAAGACAATTCAATAGCGGGCAAGTCTAGCCGATCCTCGGGGCATCCTGGGGATCGGCCTTCCCAAAGGGCCAGCATCATGACGCTAGGAACATTGATCGCTCAACTCGCCAACCTGCTCGAGACGGTCCCGGTAAATTCTGAAGTGGTCATTGTCTACGACAGCGAGACCTGCTTCACTGGTGCGATTCGAGTGGATGTCTGCGGCAATATGGTCGGCATCGTTGGTGGCGTGGAAGAGCCGCCGGTCGGAGTGGGTATCCCATACGATAGCGGTCTCAGCGACGAAGACAAGATCATTCGATTCGCGGCCAAGCAACAGGCAGAAACCGTGCGACAGATGATTCGTGAAAGGATCGAGAAAAATGGACGCTGAAACCCTCGCCGAACTCGAAGACCCACTCTCGCAACGCGACGAGAGCGACGACGAACCTGCTGCCATCGCGCTGACAGACGCACCACCCTTCCGCATTACGCGTGGCAAGTATAAAGGCATCGTGCTGCCGCGTATGATCGGCATCAAGCCGACCTACATCGACAAGGTGCTGGCTCTTCGGAAGGAAATCGAGGCCGACCCAGACTTCAAACGACACGCCACGGTTCTCGCAGGCGCCTATGCTGACCTGCGTCGCGAGGCCGAAGAAAAAGCTGCGGAGCTCTCAGAAATCAAACTGCGGCTAGCCACGGTCATGCTCATGATGACCGACCAGTTCGAGATCGAAGGCGACATCTCCAGCATGACCGTCGCGCATGGCGACCGGATCAACACGCATTACGAGCCGCACCTCATCGTGGAAGACAAGGAGGAATTTCGTCAGTGGTGTCTGAAGCAGGGTCTCGAGCGCGACATGGTTCTGCCCTGGGCGAAGGGTAACAAACTGCTCAAGGACATGAAGCTCGCAGGCGAGCCAAACCCGCCTGGTGGGCAGTGCTACGCGCGCCCGAAGGTCACGTTCACGAAGGGAAAGGAGTAGGTGGAACACGGTAAGTGGTCAATGTACTCGCGTGGATGTCGTTGTGACTCATGTCGAGACGCTTGGAACATTTACTGTCGTACTAATTACCGCAAACGTCGTGGCATAGGTTGGATACACGAGATGCACGCTCTTGTATCAAAGCTACTCGATGACATCGACTCTCAAAATGTTTTATTCGTCAAAGTACATCTTGAAGAGATGAAGAACGTCATGTATCGAGTACAGGAGGAAATACCACAAAAGCTGAGCGACTAAAAATCATACATCATCCATCAGAAAGCGAGTATCACACATGGCAACTGAGAAAAAAGACACATTGGCACCGAAAGCGACCGAGGCAGTCTCGCCGTTCAAGGTCGGCGACCTGTCGCCAGCTCCCGACTATATTCAAAAGGACCGACGCGGTCTGGAGAACATGACCAAAGACGACATCCTCATGCCGCGTCTCGCGCTGGCGCAGGCGCTGTCGCCGCAGGTGACCGAGGGTGATCCGAACCGTATCGAAGGGCTGAAGGCTGGCGACCTCTTCAACTCCCTCAACGGCACCATCTATGGCGGACGAACGCCGATCTTCGTCCAGATCATCCGCAAGGACCGTCCGCGTGCGATGGAGTTCCGACCGATCCTCGAAGGTGGTGGTGTCATCGACCCGAACGTGCCGATTGGTGATCCACGGTTGGAGTGGGGCGAGAATGGCGAGAAGCCGTCAGCGACACTGTTTCGCGACTATCTCGCGAACATCCTGCCATCGCGTGAGTTAATCGCGCTCAGCTTCAAGTCGAGCGGCATCAAGGTCGCGAAGGCGCTCAACGGGCTCATCGCCATGCGTGGGAACAGACCGATCTTCGCTGGCGTCTACGCGATCTGGACCGACATCGAGTTGAAACCCAAGCCACACCAGGTCTTCCGAGTCGACAACGCTGGATGGGCATCGCCTGAAGACCTGGCTTACGGCGAGCAGATGTATGAGGCGTTGAAGGACTTCGACATCGCCTCCCACATCGACCGTGCGAACCCGAACGACGACCCGGATGCCTTCGACCCGGATGCACTGGAGGCGCAGGCGCAGACCGCTAATCCAGGCATGTAAGCGTTTCGCGGGCAGCGGTAACGCCGTGAGTTCACCGTCCACGGTACATCATCCGCTCAACGGAGGCGGGAACTGCAACCGGCAAAGATTCGGGAGTAGATTGCGCCTCGTCCGCTTTCGACATTTGTCACCAGCGCTCTCGTCGGAAGGTAGGCCGACG